CCCCAGACTTTAGCTGTGATAACATTGTCTTGAATAGTCATGTCAAACGGGACTAGGCCATTGAATCTGAAGTCCTCCGGCACGTCCGTAGTAATAGTAAACTCATTCAACTGCTTAGCGCGGTTGATAAAGTGATCACAGATTTCTTTGGTCGTTTCCATGATTAGGCTGCCTTCTTAGCTTCTACTCGGGCGTTCTTCTCGGCAGTGATTTCATTGCGACGAGCTTTGACTGCTTTAGCTAGTTCACCTAGTGCTTTACGAGCACGAGTACCTGCGGCTGAGTTGCCCTTTTCAAACTTCTCATGCTCTGCTAGGTATGCTTCTAGGTGTGTGTTGATTTCGTTATGTGCTGACATTTTGTTTTCCTTTATTGTGTAAGTTCAATTAGCGTTGCGGCTAATGAGATTTCTGGGATACCTACCAGAGATAGGTTCGCTAGTCCGTTACGAATAATCAGAATAGCGGCATCTTTTTGTTCTTGTGTTTTGCCCCACAAGTCTAAGTTGTTGTACATCCAACGATAGATTTCTTCTAGTTGTCCGGGATTCATACTCAAGTATTGTAGTAGAATCTTGCGTCCATCGAGAATTTTGCCTGTTTTGAACAGTTGAGTTGCTTCGATTAGAGTTGAATCTTCATCACTTACTCCTGCTTGTACTGGTAATAATTTGCCTGTAGTTGAGTTGTTCTGTAACTGATTCAAGCATTTGCGTAGGTCAGGGTAAGTTGCGCCTACATAGCTGTCGAGCGTGTCGATATCGAATTCGATCTCTTCGGCCAGTAGAACTTTAGCCGCACGTGTAGTAAACTCTGTGCGCTCAGGCTTAGAGATAATGAATGTCTCACAACGAGACTTTAGCGCAGGAATGATCTTGTGAACATAGTTACAAGTCAACATGAACCGTGCTACGTTTGCGTATTGCTCGATTAGACCACGTAATACAGCTTGTGCGGGTTGTGATAGGTAGTCTGCTTCGTCTAAGAGAACTACTTTGAAGCGGCCGAATGGCATTGTCTGAACGAATGCCTCGATGCGCTCACGAATAAAGTCTACGCCGTTGTCACGTGATGCGTTGATTTCTAGGATGTCGTATTCTTCTACACCTAGCTCGTTGATTAAAACTTTAGCGAGGGTAGTCTTACCTGTGCCTGGCTCACCTGCGAACAACACATGAGGACATGCGTGTTCTTTGATCCAGTTGTTGACCAGTTGCTGTTGACGCTCATCAACGAACACATAGTCTTCTGCTTTACTTGGGCGATATTTCTCCACCCAGAGTTTGTTCTTGAAACTCATCCGTGCCTCATCATTTCTACTGTAATAATCTTAGCGACTTCTTCGCCTAGTTCTTTTGAATCGTCAATGACATAAAGATGTTCATCTGTGCGGTCTTTGCGTTCGTCATAGGTTGTGAACTCAACGGCAGTGCCACCCATAGCAGGAATGATTGACATTCTGATGCCTCTCTTGCGAATACCTTCTCGTTCTCTGACCGTAGAGATTGCTGTGCCAGCTGTAGGTATGCAAATATCCTCTCCGCGTTCACATAACGCACGGTAGCGTTTTACTATCCAGTTGTCAAACCATTTCATTGTGTACTGCCTTGTATTTTGAGTGTGGGTATTGTTGCTGAAGCCACGCTAGTAGATCAGCATCGTATGGAAGTCGAACGGAGTCGAACTTATTAGTAATGTACATTAGCCGCTTACCTTGTCAGAGATTGTTTCATCGTGTGGTAGGTGATCGCTGACCATCATAAGACCGTTAGGGTCAACACGACGGAGCATATGTTTGCCTGTTTCATCTTCTACTTCAATGCCACGGGTCCAGCGACCATGCTCAACTAGAACATAGTCACCGACTTTGATATCTTTTTGTAGAGGACCAACGGCATAAACTTCTGCCCAGCGTGGGCGAATGCCTGATGATTTGCCATCATCGTTTGGTAGAATGATACTGCCAACAATGCGCTCTTTGAAGTTCATGTCCATTACAATGACATGATCGTTGAGAGGCTTTAGTTGTGCTTTTGAGATTTTGTGAGGTTCAAATGCTAATTTAATCATGTAGCTATTGTATCACTGGTGAGAGTAAAATACAATAGCTTTTGGATCATTTCTTTTTAGCAGGCTTTCCAATTGGCTCTTGTGCAATTACAGGTGGTTTGCCTACTGGTTCTTCAGCATCAAACTCGTCGAACTCATTTAGTTCTTCTTCGGTAACTTCTGGTTCTGGTGCTGGCGCAGGCTGAGCAACTGGGCGCACACGTGGTGCTGGCTCTGGTTGGTTAGTAAATGCTGGTGGGATTGGCTGAGATGGTGGTGTTGGTGTTGGCTGAGGTGCTGGTTTGGTATCAGCAACTGGTCGAACTGAACGAACCTGTGATGCTCGTGGGTTCTGAGTGGTACGGCCATAAACCTGGTTAACTCGGCTCGTACTATCCGAGATTACCTGATTGTTACTATCAACTGTGTCGCCTGCGGCATTAACATTCATGTTGCCAACAGCACGAACGTTTTTGTGTTTTTGTCTAAGAGCAGCCATGTCTACAGGCTTGCCCATTACTGAACGGTGCATAATGTTCTCCTTATTTCAAAAAGTCTTCAATTTGTAGGTCGTAGTACATAGAATCAATCTTATGTACGCCGATAAGAAACAAGACATAACTTGATACGCTTGAGCCTCGGCCGACTCCCCATACAATCTTATTTACTCGCATCGTGTCTACGAGATATTTTAAATATTGTAGCAGAGGTATGAGATCACGTTCTACATAGAGTAAGAGTTCATGACCTACTCGCTGTAGCTTGGCTTCGTCATCGCCGCATTGTTCTAGCAACCATGCTACGATATCAAAGTCTCGATACTCTTGAGGCATTAGCAGGTTCGACTGATTAGCCTTATCAAACTCTTCGACTGATACACCTGGGTCTACATAGGGTATAAGTGTCGGCGGTTCTACAAGGTCTAAGTCATAACTGTATGTGATAGGAGTCTCAGTTAGCACCTGTTTGAGTCTGACATTATGATCTGACATGACCAATTCACAAAGGTCGTCCTCTGTAAAAATATGCTGGCCATATTGATCTATTCTCATATCAATGAGTTTATCACATTCTAGGTGGCGCAGTCAAGTATTTTTGGATCAACTAATGTCAATCTTGCCCTTGATTGTGCCTGATGATTCCTTGAATAGTTCTGCTTGCTTCTTGCTCAGTTCCTTGCGGTATGATTCCAATACCATTTGAACTTGATTAGCCATAGTGTAGTTGCCCATGCGTGTAGCAAAGGCTAACTTCTTGTTGAGGTCGGCAATCTTGTCAGACAAGTCATTCATTGACAAGTCGCTAAGATCGCCGATTAGTGGATGTTCCATTAGTGTTTGCCTACCATTACTTCAATAATCTCAGTACCGTGGCTTGTCTTATTGGCAAGTGCTTTGCCGATGATTGTGCCTGGTGCTGGTTGATTATTTACTCTGGCTGAGCCGTTGCCAGCAGAAACTAGTAGGTCACCCTTTTCACATGGACCTGTGACTAAGCATGGTACACGACCGACTAGAGCAACTGCTACCATTGTGCCTGCTTTGCCCTCGTTCATCAAGTAAGCTGGGTCTGTTGATACGATACCAGCAACACGATGACTGTTCTCTGTCAAGCAAACACGAACATCTTTCTCGCCGCCTAGTTCAATAACTGTACCTGGTGCGATGTCCTCTTCTGCTTCATAGTATTCGGCCAAGTCAGCGTATGTTGCTTGTAAGGTTGAACCCGCGCCTAGTGTCCAAGTACCAGTGATAGTGCCGGTTGTAGCTGCCGCACCAGTAGTGATAGCTCTAGTTGTTAGTAGGTTTGTGCCTACGACTGTTAAGCCACTACTAACAGTTAGTGTGCCGCCAATCGTCTGATTAGTTGTAACTGCTAAGTTGCCCGCAACACTAGCGTTGGCACTCATAGTAGCGTTGCCTGTTACTGCTAAGGTTGAGTTTAAGGTTGTAGCACCAGTTACGCCTAGAGTTTGCGCTACTGTTGCCGCACCTGCGATTGCTGTTGTCTTACCACTAGCACTCAAGTTGATACTTGCAGCGCCGCCTAAGTTGATTGTAGTCGCTACTGAGTTCCACAAGTTCTGTGTTGTCTGACTACCAACCACTGTTGGGTTGTTGATAGTAGCGGTACCACTTGTAGCACCTAGAGCCATTGTAGTAGCCGCGCCACCAAAGTTGATAGTAGTAGCGTTAGCGTTCCACAAGTTCTGTGTTGTCTGACTACCAACTACTGTTGGGTTGTTGATTAAGGCTGTGCCACTTGTTGCGCCAACGTTTAGTGTTGATGCCGCACCTGCGAAGTTGATTGTAGTAGCAGTTGCGTTCCATAGTGTTTGTGTAGCTTGTGTACCAACGACTGTTGGGTTCTTGATAGTAGCAGTACCACTTGTTGCGCCTAAGTTGATAGCAGTAGCTGCACCACCTACGTTGAGAGTTGTAGCAGTTGCGTTGACTAAGTTGAATGTAGTGGCACTTGTAGTAATATCACCACCATTGACTGCTAGATCGCCAGTGATGGTTGAGTTGCCTGTTACCGCAGTGTTGCCTGTTACCGCAGTGTTGCCATTAACTTGTAAGTTGTTGCGTACTGTTGTAGTACCAGTGGCGGCACCCATGTTGAGTGTAGTGGCAGCATCACCAAAGTTGATAATGACTGGTGTTGTATTGAGCAAGCCTACTGTTGTAGCAGTAGATGTGATATCGCCGCCGTTGACTGCTAGATCACCACCGATAGTAGTAGCGCCAGTTAGTGTAAATGCGCCAGCTACTGAGAAGTCGTTGTTGACTGTTGTTGTACCTGTTGAAGCGCCGATGCCGATTGTTGTTGCTGAACCACCGATACGTAGTGTACTAGCGTTAGCGTTAGCAATGTTGACCGTACCTGTGTTAGTTGTGTCCCAGTCACCAGCTACTGATACGCTTAGTAGAGTACCAACACTTGTGATGTTAGGCTGTGCCGCTAGGTGAACGTTGCCAGCACCATAAGCATATGCTACGTTACTTACGTTAGCACCATTGATGTTGGCTAGTTTACTACCATCCATCTGTAGTGGGTGACTCATTACGAATGAGTTAGATGATGCTTGGTACAACATTGAGAAGCCAGCGCCATCAATGATCCAGCCTGCGCCATCTGCTGCCGCTTGAGAAGGAGCATCTTTAGCTAAGGTGAATGTCAAGTCAGTTGTATCAATACGAGTAGTGTTAACAACGAACTGTGTGCCTAGAACTGTTAGGTTACCAGCAATAAGCATATCGCTCTTAGCATAAACGTTGCCGTCTACTGTTAAGGTTTGTAGGTTGCCTGTCTGAGTGATTGTTGATTGACCTGCTGGGTCTAGTGCGGCAGCTAGTGTAGCATGAGTTGCGTTAGCTACTGCGCCCGTTACGTTAGCGCCTGATACTGTTGCTTCGATCCATACACCGTCACCACGTAGGTACTTAGATGGGTCATTACTCATGTCAAGCGTTGCTAGTGTGCCTAGGTTCTCACTTAGCGCAACTGTGCGTGATGTAGCACCGTTAGTAATCTTCATCTCGCCGGCGGCATCTACACTTAGAGTTGTATCTGCCATCTTGATTGAGTTGTTGCTCAACCATAGATCACGCCAACGATGTGTTGAGTTACCTAAGTCGTATGTGATGTTAGCACTAGGAGTTAGATTTCGTGTGACGTTAGCATAGAGGTCAGTAACGTTAGCAGCCGCTACACCATAAGCATACACAGCCGATGCTACGTTGCCTACTACGTTCGCACCAGTGATAGATGATAGAGCAGAGCCGTTACCCTGGAAGTGATTAGCGATAGCAATGTTGCCCAAGTCTGTGTTGCCAGTTGCTGATGTACCTACGATTGTGTAAGCACCAGAGTCATCAGTTACTTGCCACTTGTTAGAAGATTCGTTGAAGCGAACCATGACATCAACATCGTCACCACGCTTGATACGAATACCCGAGTCTGATACTGCTGGGCCTGAGGTTTCATTTGAGATTTCAATGATGTTGTCTTGAACTACAAGATTTGTCACGCTCAAGTTAGCGGCGGTGCCTGAGAATGTTACATCACCTGTGAATGTAGCGGCACCTGATACTGTTAGTGGGCCGCCGACTGTTAGACTTGTTAGTGAGCCTAGTGATGTAATGTTAGGTTGAGCAGCCGTGTAAACTGTGCCTGCTACGATTGCGTTTGCTACTTGACCAGTGACGTTAGCACCAGTTAGTGAGTAGAGTTGCGCACCGTTAGCAATGATGTTAGCACCAGTGATGTTGTTAGTAACAGTCAATGATGTGAGTGTGCCTACGCTTGTAATGTTAGGTTGCGCAGAGGTTGTTACTGTGCCTGCTGTTGTAGCACTACCCGCTGTTGTAGCCGTCGTAGCACTTGTTACTGTGCCTACGATATTGCCTGCGCGGATGTTGCTTAGATAGCCAGCATCACCTAAGAAGTAAGCCGCTGATACTGCGTTACCACCTGATACGTTACCAGCAGTGATGTTGCCTGATACATTTAAGGTTGATAGCGTACCGACACTAGTGATATTAGGTTGAGCTGCAGTAGTTACTGTACCTGCTGTTGCGGCGGTAGTTGCGCTACCCACGGTACCAGATACGTTAGCACCAGCTACTGCGTTTGCTGTAGCCGCGAATGTAACTTGACCTGTTACGTTAGCGCCTGTGAGTGCTGATAGTTGACTACCGTTGCCGAAGTAGTAGCCAGCACGAACGTTAGCGTATGTAGATACTGATACAACCTCTGATGAAGATACACTTGCTTCACTTGCGATTACAAACTCTCTAGCACTGTTATCATAGCCCATGAACGCATCTTTAGGTGCGCCGTCATAGTAGTGCATCAAGATGCCGCGATCTTTGTTATCGTTTGCTACGAGTGGGTTGCCGTCAACGTCACTGCCTAGTTCCATGATCGGGTCAACTAGGGTTGAGTGTACTGAACTGATAGTTGTAGTTGTGCCGCCTAAGACTAAGTTACCTGTTAGCGTCAAGTCTTTAGCAGTGATGCCGTTAGTAACTGCTAGTGATGATAAGGTACCAACACTAGTGATGTTAGGTTGTGCGGCTACGGTGACTGTACCTGCTGTTGAGGCTGTGGTAGCTGTTGTCGCAGTTGTAGCAGTATCAGCAGTCGTAGCATGTGCCGCGTTAGTTGCGTTAGTAGCGTTAGTAGCAGTTGTTGCTGTTGTAGCAGATGTTGCGCTATCTGCTGTGACTGCGTGAGTAGCGTTAGGTACTGTACCGGTTACATTAGCACCAGCGATGTTAGTTAGTTTGCTACCGTTGCCTGCGAAGTAGTTAGCATTGACGATATTACCGGCAGATACGTTACCTGTGCTGTCTATACCTACGATTGTGTACGCACCTGTAGGGTCTTGATACTGCCACTTGTCGGCTGTCTCGTTCCATGTTAGTTGAACGTCTGATTGATCGCCGCGCTTGACACGAATGCCGCCGTCGTTGACTGGTGTACCTGTTGTGCCGAATGCTACATCAATGATGTTGTCTTCAACTGCGAGAGTAGCAATGTTTAGGTTGGCGGCCGCACCGTTGAGCGTTAAGTTGCCGCCGAATGTTACGTCACCACTGACTGTTAAGGATGTTAGTGTGCCTACTGCTGTAATATTAGGCTGTGAACCTACACGAACTGTGTTAGCAATGTTTGAGTTCTCAGCAATAGCAGTAGCATCAGGCATAGCAACCCATGTGCCTGCGCCTGTTAAGATGTTTGCTGTGTTACCGTCCCTGTTGATCAATGCTAAGTTACCTAGACCGCTGACGTTAGCCGCAGTTACTGAGTTAGCAGTTGTAGCGAATGTTGCTAAGGTTGCTAGAGGTGCTGTACCTGTGATGTTAGCACCAGGGATTGAGAACAAGTTTGTAGCGTTAGCAGTGATGTAGTCACCAGCGATGTTGCCTGTTACGAATAGATTAGCTAGTGCGCCTACACTTGTGATGTTAGGTTGAGCACCATTAGCGGCACCGATAACGCCTAAGATGTAGTTAGCTTTGACTACGTTACCTGCGTTTACGTTACCCGCATCAACGTTGCCTGTTACTGTTAGTGAGGTGAGTGTACCTACGCTAGTGATGGCAGGTTGTGCCGCGGTTGTTACTGTACCTGCTGTGATAGCAGTAGCCGCACTTGCGATAGTGCCTGTGATGTTTGCGGCTGCTACTGCGTTTGCTGTATCAGCAACTGTTGCGTGTGTAGCAAGTGGTACTGTGCCGGTTACGTTCGCACCAGGGATAGCAAAAATGCCCGCCGCGTTACCGCTTACGTTACCTGCGTTGATTGCGCCTGTTACTGTTAGTGCTGTGAGTGTACCAACAGAGGTAATGTTAGGTTGAGCGGCTGTTGTGACAGTACCTGCTGTTACTGCCGCTGTTGCTGACGGTACTGTACCTGTTACGTTCGCACCATTCAAGCTGAATAAGGTTGCGCCGTTGCCGCCTACGTTGCCTGAGTTGATAGTGCCTAGTACTGTTAGCGATGTTAGAATACCAACAGAGGTGATATTAGGTTGTGCGGCAGTTGTAACAGTGCCTGCGACTAGTGCTACGTTAGCGTTCTGTGCTTGTGTGGCGGCAGGTACGTTGCCTACTAAGTTAGCGGCAGGGATGTTTGTTAGGTTTGCGGCGTTACCGATGAAGTAGCCCGCACTAATAGCGTTGCCGAATTGAGCGTTGTTTGCTCTGATGTTAGCATATGAGCCCACAACAATAATGTCGTTGTTGAGCGTGACTTCATTAGCAAGATACATCTCGCCTGTTGCTGGTCTGATACCCATGAACGCAACACGCTCTGCTGTATCATAGTAGCGCAGGGCAGTACCGCGATCTTTGCCGTCTGGTGCTGTTAGGGCCGTGCCTGAAAGGCCGCCGCCTTGCTCTACGATTGGGTCAACAATACGAGATACTGTTGAGTTGACTGTTGTAGTTGTACCTTGAACTGTTAGGTTGCCCGCAACTACTACGTTGCCCGCTACATCTAAGTTTGTTAGCGTGCCGACTGTTGTAACATTAGGTTGTGCAGCTGATGCGGCTACGATAGTGCCTTGTAAGTAGTTAGCCTTGACTAAGTTACCGCCGTCTAAGTTACCAGCTGTTACGTTAGCAGTGAATGTGCCTGTAGCACCTGAGATGTTACCAGAGATGTTGCCCGTGATGTTACCTTGTAGATTACCCTGTAGATTACCTACGAATGTTGTTGCGATTACATTACCTGCGTTTACGTTGCCTGTTACTGTTGCGCTGACTAGTGTACCTACACTTGTGATGTTAGGTTGTGCGGCTGTTGTTAAGACACCAGCATAGTAGTTAGAGGTTGTTAGATTGCCTAAGTTAGCGTTAGCGGCTGTGATGTTGCCAGTAAACGCACCAGTAGCGCCTGCGATGTTACCAGCAACATTGCCTGTTACGTTACCTGTGATATCGCCTGTGACGTTGCCTGTAATATTACCCGTGACATTGCCTGTTACGTTTCCTGTGACGTTGCCTGTAATATTACCCGTGACATTACCTGTTACGTTGCCCACTAAGTTACCGTTGAATGTAACAGCGTTAGCATTAGCAGTAGCGATTAGGTTGCCTGCTGTTACGTCACCAGTAACTGTTAGAGAGGTTAGTGTACCTACAGAGGTGATGTTAGGTTGAGCCGCTGTTGTGACTGTGCCTGCTGTTGTCGCACTTGCAGCTGTTGTAGGTGGTACTGCCCATACGCCGTTGCCGTATAGAACTTGTGTTGAACTTGAGTTCAAGTTTAGACTTGCGATGTTACCGATACCAGTAATGTTTGCTAGCGGTACTGAGTCAACTGAACCTGCTGATACTGCGTATGTTGCGTTAGCTACTTCGCCTGTTACTGCTGCCGCTTGAATGTTTGATAGGTTGTTACCAGCACCGATAAAGAAGTTTGCTCTTACTGCGTTGCCTAAGTTAGCATTGACTGAGTTGATGTTAGCACCAGTAGTAATGTTACCTGTTACTGATAGTAAGGTTAGTGTGCCTACACTTGTAATGTTAGGTTGTGAACCTAAGCGTACTGAGTTTGCTAAGACTGCGTTTGTTACTGATGAGCCTGCTACTAGTGATACCCATGTACCGTCGCCTGCTAGTACGTTTGATACGTTGCCATCTCTATTGATTGAGGCTACGTTACCTATGCCGCTTACGTTTGCTAGTGCTACTGAGTTTGCTGTTGTCGCATATGTTGCTAAGGTTGCTGATGCTACTGCGCCTGTTACGTTAGCGCCTGTGACTGAGTTTGCCGAGTCAGCAACTATTGCGTGTGTTGCGTTGGCTACATATCCGGTTACTGCTGAGCCTGCTACTGATGATACTGTTGCTGTAGGTGCTGACCATTGGCCGTCTGCTCGTAAGAATAGAGAAGTATCACCTGCTGTCTCGTATGTAGGTACGTACTGTGGAGTTCCCGTATCAGGCTTGACCATCAACTTGCCGTCGTTAGCTGATGTTAGTAGTGAAGCACCGATCTTGACTGAGTTAGCTAAGTATGCGTCATTGAAGCGATTAGTAGCGTTACCTAGATTGTAGGTAGCAGTAGTGCTAGGAATAACGTTCTGATTGAATGAGGCAAAGTTGCCCCATGTGTTAGAGCCTGTTAGATAGTGTGTTGATATGCCCGTGAAGTTTGCTAGTGCTACGTTGCCTGATACCATAGCATCAGTGAATGTTCTCCACTCTACTTTATCATCGACCCCAGTTGCTGTTAGTACTTGATTAGGAATAGCGCCAGGTATAGTAATGTTGCCGATAACTAGTTTTGTCTGACCGTCTAACTTTAGGTTACCTAGAATATGAACGTCCTGATTGACTGTCGCACTTTGTTTGATGAGTAGCGTGTTAGCAGTTACTTGATTAACGTTAGCGATGTTACCGCCTGATGTTAGCGTAACTGAGTTAGCAATAACGTTATTTGCTGTGATGTTTGCTACACTAACAATGTTGCCAAAGTTGTCTACCAACAGATTAGCAATGTCTTGTTTCTGTGCGTCATTCAATGTATTATAGGTTGCCATTTCGTTTCCTTGATTTTGTTTTTATTATTAACTTAACAGTGTTGATTTCCAAACCGCAGTGGCGGCAGTTCCAGAAGTGATACATACATACATTCTACTACCAGTAACATCTATTAAAATTTCACCAACTTCACCAGCAATAGAGCCTTGTGGAGTACCAGATTGAGTCTTCGCCGCTATTCTTCCCTTAACGAAGTTTGTAGCAGTTATATTATTAGCACTAATATTGGCTACATTAAGAATACTATTACCAGTCATGTCCATATTACCAGCAACAGATAAAATATCAGCATCATCAGTCAATGTCAAGCTGCCAGATATACTAACATTGTTAGCGGATATATCTCCTGACATACTTAAACTTCCTGTTGTGCCGTTCATTCTTACATAAACAGAGTTATTGCCAGCAATGATGTTATTTGTTGCGTTGATGTTTCCAACAGAACCATCTATTCTAATATTACTTGTTGACCCGCCAACAAATACGCTACTAGAATTAATGTTGCCTGTAGCAGTAATATTGCCTGAAGATACCGACACATTGCTGGTACTATTTCCAACAAATAATGTATTCGATTGAATTCTTCCATTGCCTCCAAATAATACTATTGGACCAACAGTTACATTAGCACCGTTAATATTACCAGTTGTTTGAATAGTATTAGACGTATTAATGTAGTATGAAGCGCCTGACGCCTTTAAAAAATTTGTCACATCAGTATCTGTATATGAAGATCCTGCTGATGCTAACCATGTTGTACCGTCAGTTTTTCGTAGATTATCTGTTATTATCGTTGTGCCAGTTAGACTGCCACTGACGGCCAAAGATCCTACGGTCATTGTGTTTACATCAAGAGAACCAGATGAGTTAATAATAGGATCATATAACTCAACATTCTTCAAATAACTTCTAGAAGAACCAGTAGTAGTGATCGAATTCAATGTTAACGTATCTATGTTCGTAACTTTTGATCCCAGAAATGTTATGCCAGCAATCTTTGCGGCAGTGATGTTCGCGGAAGTAATGGTGGCAGAGTCCATTGTAGAATTGCCAATTTTAGCATTTGTTGCGCTAGTAATATTAGCGAATGTTGCAGTTCCTTTTGAAATCAAACTTGAATTCACCGTGAGAGTTTGCATCACTGATGCGGAAGACCCGCTAGAACTTGAACCAGAATTGCCACTAATAAACCATATATCATCTACTCCATTAGTATAATCTTTACCACATACATATACGAATGATTCATTGACTAATATATCTCCTTTTTTATCAGCACTCTTTCCTTTAAGAGAACTTACTCGATAAGAATATGTGCCAGCAGTCGTGGTATATCCATTCAACTTAACTGTTTTTCCACTTACATCTTCAGCAATGGTTCCTAAAAAAATGTTATCTGTAGAATAAATTTTATCTCCAGATTTTAGTGAAATATCTGTAGAAGCAGAAATAGTAATTGTTGAACCATTTAAAGAATATCCAGCAAAACTTAACGTTCCTAATCCGTCACTAAGAGGTTCACCAGTCTTGATTCTAGTAGCTATACGAGAGTCATCGGTTTGATTGATTTCAATAGTTGTACCGCAATCTAGTGATGAGAATACATAGTGTACTCTCGTGACACCAGCTGGCACTACGATGTACGGGTTACCTGATGATGGCACAGTGTAGCCCTTGATAGTGTCAACGCCATACTTAACAGCGTCAGTAATCTCAATCTTCTGACCAGCTGTAACAGTAAAGATTACCTCAACTGTGCCTCGAGTACCAGCCGGTGCCCACTTTTGAAAGTCTAGGATTACGTCACCAGACAGAGTACCATAATGAACGTCGGCGATAGAGCAATCGATTGCTAAGACACCGGTAAGATTATCGCCAATGTTCTTTGTGCTGCCACGAAAAGCAATAGTCTGCGCATTTTTAATAACGCCGTTGGCCATGTCGTTGTCCATAGTTGTGCCGCTTAGCGCACTTTTTACTAGGACTTTGGTCTGTAGGTCGTCAAGTTCTGACTTGGCAGTGGTCAAGTTGTTCTTGATACTGGTAAAGTTGTCACGAAAACCCTGGCTACTATTGTTCACGCCAGGTGTTGGGTAGTTACTGTTGATGTTTGTTGCGTTAATGTTAGACATTATTGATCCTTATTCTACTATTTATGATGCGGTAGAATCGAGTGGTGAACTTTGATAGAACACCACGAATGAGTCTCGGGTATCGTCCTGTAGGGTTGAGCTTAGTGGTGAGGTAACTAAGGTGGTGTTAGCAGTGACGTTAGGTGTTAGAACGGTGTTTGCAATGTTGCCGTAGAGTTGAGTTCTAACTCTGATTGTAGAGGTAGCAGGGTTTACATCGGTGATAAAGTAGTCTGTTGTAGAGTCAAAGTTACCGATAGTTGTTATAGGTTTGACCTTCTGATTGACTCGTAAGCCTGCTACATTACCAAGTACAATATCAGTATTGCCGCCTGTTGTTCTGACGTTATAACTTGGCCATGATTCGTTGCCGCCAACACCGTATGTGTATGTTAAGGCACGATCTACCATGAGTCTGTCCATACCAAAGTTGATGCTGTTCATTGACAAGGAGTTGTCACTCAAGTATGACTTGATAGTTGCTAATACTGAGGCACTCTTGCCTGGCTTAGTGTAACATAGCACCCAGCATTGTGTAAAGCCAGGTACTTTGCCGTCTGCTTGGGTTGATAGCATCCATAGAGGTAGCACTGAACTGTCGTTGATGTTGCCTATCTTTTGTTCAATCTGATCTCGCATGTTGCTTAGACTGTTAGGGTAAACAATCGGTTGTGTAGGTGTTACACCGTCGATGCTGACTGATTGACCCCAGATGATTTCTTTGGTGATTGAAATGCCATCTGTGTTTTGTAGGTTATCTACTACTTCACAGTAAACAAGTTCGTACACGATAGCACCTGTAGAGTCACGTGCTACTGCTGTCTTTAGTTCACCTAAACTCAAGTTCTTGTAGTAGTGATTACGAGCGATTGCTTCAACATAAGCGTTGTAGAAGTCATCAGTAGGTACGCTAGGCACACCGTACATATGAACATACTTCAAGCCTTTAGAGATGCCGAAGTTACTGTCGCCAGGGCGATAGATATCCGGCTTGATAGAGGTGTTGTGTGTGCCATTGATGTATGATAACAAGTCTGTGATAGTAGCACGTTGATCGGCGTTCATTAGACCAGTGATGTATAGGTTATCATACGGGCCAGTGTGACGCTGAGTTGTTTTGATTGTAAATACACGATTGAGCGTAGACGAAGGGAAACGCTTACTGTATGCTTGAACTGTGAATGAGTATGTTTGTGATGCGTTAGATGTCTGTACGGTTGTACCTTGCTCAAACGCTACACGACCTACAATCTCGCCTGTTGATAGCAACTTCAAGCCTGGTGGTAGTGAGCCAGCAGTGACTTTGTAGCGGCCGTCAGGGATTGTTGCTGTTAGGGTCATGTTGCCTGACGCATCAGGTGTTAGACTGTTCTCTACTGTTTCTGTTGTGCGCAACTGAATGATGTTGTTAGCAGAGTCAATAGAGTTGATATAGAAGGTAGCAATGTTGCCGATTGTGCCCACTGGTGTACCAATAAACTTGACAGGCATATCTTGTGATAAACTACGAGCAGTAGTCAAGCGAACGTTCTTATTGTTGTTGACAAATATAGCCTTAGTTTGTACTGTATCACTTGCGAATGAAGCATCAAGTTTGAAGCGGCTGATATCGCCATTGTTGATTGTGCCCAACTCGCTGTCTGTGTTCCAACCAATTGTGCTCTTACTGTCGCCTGCTACCAAGAATGTGTATTCATACACATCACTAATGAGAGGTATAGTAGCAGTTGAAGATAAGGTAATATTACCTGTGATGCGAGGTGATACACTAACATTAGCGGTGTCTCGTAATGTCACTACGTTTGCTTGGCATGTGATGTTAGCGATTGTAGTTGGTGACATGCTAGGTATATAAGCAACACCATTAGCATACTTCAATGTGATTGTAGGCGCAATCTTGGTCATTGTGATGCCCGTACTTGCGGCAAAACGGCGGCGTGATGTGCTACCAATCGCCTGAACTGAAGCAGTATTAGTAGCACTAGCAACTGACAGTAGATAAGGAACATTAGATTCGACCTCATTACTGTTCGCATCAAAATAAACAACATCGCCCGTGGCAAACTTAGCCTTCTCAGTAGCGTCGGCAAAAGTAAATGATGTAGAACCTAGTGTTGTAGTGCCTACAGTAGTATTGCCATACTGTGTAAGATTGTCAACATACAAGGTCACATTAGCAGAAGGCGATGTTGAAACATATTGAACTCTTGTGTTTGCTTTGATGCCGTCTAAAGTACCATAACGATGTAATGGCGAAGTACCTGGAACATATAGTCTAAGATTGCCCTCTGCTATTGTGCCACTAGGCGAGGCTGCTAAATTAGCTACTAAATCTACACGATAAGATACAGTGTTAGCAATGCTACTGATAGTATAAAGGGCAGTGTTGCTTAGACTACCGGTAGTGCCTGATACTGATACAGGTTGACCTGTGTAGAAGCCATATGCTTTATCAACAACCAAGTTAGCACTGCCGATGTTAGCAGTTGTTGTTGATGTCACTGATGTAATCAAGTTAGGTGATTGTACTTGCGCATTGATTGTATAGATAGCGTTGTCTGGTGTGACTGCGGCCAAACTACCACTGATCCAGCCGTTAGCCGCAATAGCGTTAGTGTTAGGGCTTACTAGTGTTGTCGCATCACGAGTGAATAAAGTGCCGCCGATCTCAGGCGTGATTAGTGCGCCTGTTGTTGTGAATAGATTGATGATCTTGTTGGTAGCATCAGTGACTACATACTTGTATGCGGTGCTCACATCAACGAATGAGTTTTCAGGTGCGTTACTAGCAATGTTGCCTACCTTCTGACCAAAGAATGTGATATAGCCGCCTGCTGGCGCTGTAGATAAGCCTGTGAGTGAACTCATAACTACATTAGAGTCAGCGTTATTGAATGTGGCGGTCGCAACAAACGCATTAGAACTATCAGGTTGGGCTGTTCTGATGCCAGAGATATAGTAGGTTGTTTCCCAGTCAATCTCTTGATCAGGCGTTGCGTTGAAGTTCTTACCGATTAGCTTGAACTGCATCTGTGAGTCTTGCTTGAATGTGCCTAAACTGTTGCCTGTAAAGTAGTAAGGGCGATTGATATCGCTGATGCTAATCTCTGCTGATAGAGGCTTGTTATTGATAATAGCTGGGCGTCTTCCGCCGAATTGATAGTTAGTGCCGTTAAGAGTTTGTTCTAAGTTCCAGTCATACTCTTGATTGACTACCGCAATGCTAAACTGCGCTTGTGTGTTGCCTGATGCTGATGAGGCTTGAACTACGAATGTGCCGATCTTGATAGCAGGGTTGCCGTTGCTGTCTACTGCGCCACTGTAGGAGACAACGCCCTGTTCGTCGAATGTCTCTAACTTAGCTGTAGGGTAGCCGATGATCTTGCCGCTTGAGTTCATTGATAAGCCCAGCGGTAGTGCGCCACTCACGATTGAGTATTCGACTGTTACGCCTGGGTCTGATGTGCCTGCTGATAGTTGTGCTTCAAAGTATTCGCTATCAACTGCGCAACCTGATACTGAACCTGTGCGTAAGAATGTCCATGTGCTTTGACCACTGAACTGATTTGTAGGGTTTGTAACGCCCTTGTTCAAATACAACTTGAATGAACTGTTAGCTGGGTCACAGTTACCAGCATAGAAGATGTTGTTGTTTAGAATAGAGGTGCCGTTGCCGGTGATGCCATCAAATGAGATACAAGTATTGTTTACGATACCGTGCGCAGTCAAACTGAATGGCGAGATACTAACTGTTACTGAGTTATCGCTGTTGACTGTGATGCTATTGATCTTTGCTGATGGTGTTGTAATGTCGGGCAGTTTGGCCATGTTACAAATCATACCAGGCTCAGTATAGAATACCGGCGGTGTTGCGCCTTCTACCTGAATAATGAATGAACGATCTGCTTGACCTACTGCTGTATCTGTTTGATCGTACTCAGTTGCTCTGATTGTAAATGAGTATGTTGTTAGTGTTGCTACTTCACCTAAGACGCCTTTGAGTACGCCTTGTGTGTCAAGTGTAAGACCGAGTGGTGTAGTACCGTTGAGCACTGTGTACTTGATGTAGTCACCAGTAGCGGCAGGTTGTGCTACGAAGGGGAACTCTTGATAAGTACGCTCGGCAAAAATACCATTAGGATCATTCAATGATAATCTACCAGGTTCTGTGACCCATGTAGGTACAGTTGACTTCAATACTTTGAAATAAAATCTTCTAGTATCACTGTACAGAGGTAGTTCTAAATGTACGATTCTATCATTGAGACTTATAACATTTACTACCTTGTCTTGTAGCTGTGCCTTTGCTGTGATTGTAGCACTTGGTGGTAAATTAGAAACGATTGGATAGTCTAGCACTAGTGTCTGACCATTGTTAGTAATCTTTGCTGGTACTGTATAGCTTCTTGGAACTTCAACACCATTTACGAGTTGAGTAATCACAATAACATACTGCGCGGTGGCTGTAGACGCAGGCATGTTCTTGATGATTGATAAGTCAAAATAATACTCAGTGTCCTCTTTGACTTGTGGTGCGGTGCCAAAGATTGATACTGCTTGAACTGTGGTGCCGCCTACTGTTACTGTTGATTGTCTATCAAAACGAACGAAACTAGGAGCGTTTGATACAACATATGTTATATTACCAGCACTGTCAGGTGATGCCGCAAACTTAGTAACAGGTATCGCTTTGTTTTGATTGAACGCACCGATGATTTCTGACTGATACACGCCTGCTCGTGGTTGATACCATGCGTTACTTATGATAGCAAATGTGCGAGTTGTTGTGTGCTGTACGTTTTCACCAAAGTCATAACCATTGATAGTAACTGTAAACTCATTAGTCTGACTAATGTTCTCAGGTGAAATTCTACCGGTGATGCGACCCGTAGATGATAGAGATAGGCCGCGAGGCATAGTACCTAGTGGCACTGAGAATTCCAAGCGTTTGAATAGGGTTGGGTATGAGGTGCGTAGTTGAATGTCAACCGCATCATAAGCAGAGAACTCGCCTAGTCTGCCTGGAGGTGTGACCCACTTCAACCACTTGACAACTTTGATAAACGGTGCCGCGATAAAGTGATCAATGACTTGATTGTTAGCGTTGATGCGTTCAACTACAATATACAAGCCCCATAGTTGATAGTCGTCAAGTGATGAGTAGTTGATAATCTTACCTGAAATCAAGCCTGACTCGCTGATAGTCATGTCTTGTGGTAAGCCGCCATTCTTGAATCGCACTGAGTAGCCTGGTGTATGTTCAAGTTCAAGTTGTAGCGAGTAGTCTGAGTTCTCGTTGATTCTGCCTAGACGAATGCCTGTAGCAAGATTGAAATCATACGATGCTACTTTGATTTTGAATGTGCGTGATACTGTTGTTAGGGTTGAGCCTACTGTTGCTGATGCTGAGATTGTAAAACTATGCTCACCAGTTACAACTGCTGATGTTGCTGACAGAACACTACCTGAGAATGTGAACCCTGATGGTAACGTTGATGTTACTGCGTATGTAACCGCAACTGTTTCGTCGTCAGTTGTTGCGATAAAGTCATAGGTAAAAGCAGTACCTTGTTTGAATGTACCAATGTTACCTTCTGGTGTTACCCAGTATAGTGCTCGTGCTGTCATTATTGTGCCTGTAAGATGTGTAGTGCTTGTTCGTAGTGATGCTGTCTGTCGGCGAGGCCGATTGTGCCGCCGTTGATGCGCTTGGTTAGCATAACAAAGTCACCGCTGTCGCAATACTTGTTCAAGTCGTTGTTGTCCCAGAACCAACCAGCACTAGCACAAGCGCCAGCTGGTGTTTCCATGTATGCGACACACTCTTCCAGTGACACCCCTAAGTCTTCAGCAAAGCGTGTGTAGTTAGACTTGCCTGTTAGTTGAATGAGTCCGCGACCGCAGTAACGAGCACCGTCGCCACTAGCTTCGTCACCATTGCCCATGCGATTAGCATACACTTTGTTAGCAATCTTCTCTGGCTTGCGTTCGTATTGTTTCGCTAGTTCTTCAGTCGGGAAGTATTTCTTGAATGTAGTCATCAAGCCCTTAGCACCGTAGTTTAGATTCTCTTTAGTAAAGTTGAAGGCGCCACTCTCGTGTGCTGTTTGTGCTAGGAAGGCAGCTAAGCGTTCAGCACTAGTGTTGAGTTCATAGTACTCAGCTACTTCATTGAGTGGGTCAACATACTGTTCTAGTACTGTCTTCTTAGTCTTTGGGCATAGTGCCTGTAGAATCTCTAGTGTTACTTGCATTTTATTTTCCTTTATTTCTGTATATTTACTGTACTAAATTTCCAACTATGCGGAGCATGAAGAGATGCCAGAGTGACCGCATAATCCGCTTCTCTGTTTGTTGAGAAAAACATAGTTGATAATCCCTCATATTCTCCACCCATACCACGTGACACAAATTCAGCATCAGGGAAACTAGACCCATCGCTAAATTCTATATAGTCAATCGTACCATCAGCTTGATGCTCAATATGGTCTATCTTCTTTGGCGTTTGAAACCCACGGCCCTCGATGACTCCAGATGATGTATGTGGCTCGAATTGAATTACTGCTACTTCCGACCCCACTGCCATGTTAACTCTACCCCTACCATCAATAGTAGTTAGATAGCGCTGAAACTCTTTTAGATCCTTAATAGCATCATTTCTAGATTCCCACATCTTATCTTCTATTAACTTGCGTAGGGCACTCGATAGCATTATGCTTGGCCTAAATGGCAAATTAGGATTCTCTGTCCTCTCTCTTTTCTGTCTAATATTGAACGCTATATTGAACTGGTCCACATTACTTTCATTGACTACAAATTTCGCAAACTTCCATTGGTCTTCATTGATGTTCTTTAGTTGTTGCTTGATCCAAGCGTCTGGAGTCTTCTTGTACTGCTCAACCCAGTTATCGTGTAGTTGCTTAGGAGTAATATCACACTCGTCCGCAATATCTGTCATCATTTTATCAATGCTGTCGTAGTCAGTCTTTTTGTTGTAGAGTAGCTTAGTCTTTAGCTTGTCGTTTGCTACGCTCTCATAGATTGAGCCGTCTATTTTACCGTATGCTCGCATCATACGACCAGCGACGGCGTTGGCTTCGTCCTCAATCTTTAGGCGTTGCTCGTCATCCATGTCATCTCGGGCGGTGCCTAGTTCAAACTGCTTGTGATGTATGAGTTCGTGACATAAGGTTCTCATAGCGTCTGCCGGCGTTCTGTTGCCGATATGTGTCCAGATTTCGCCTGCTGAGTTTGTGCTGCCGTAACTGCGATTTTTATTGACCATGCCCATATCATTACCGTAGTTGATAGTAGGTGGGTTCTCGATGCCAAGCTGATCCATAGCCCAGTCAGCAAACTTTCTGACTTGTTCTACTTTGTTTTGTTGTGTTTTTACTTCGTTAAATCTCATGTGGGCACCAGTATCATGTATTTATCTACTAAATAGACTAGGAGATCCAACATGAAACAACTACTTTTAGCACTTTTGATCTTAGGCTCAAGCATCGCCTCTGCTCAAAAAACACCACAAGGTGTAACTTACGATGCCCAAATATTAAGAGTGAGTGATGGTGATACCGTAGTCATCAGTGCTCCTTTTCTACCTAAGCCACTCAAACCAGAATTGGCTATTAGAGTCTATGGAGTTGACACGCCAGAAAAAGGTTTTCGAGCCAAGTGCCCTAGTGAAGATAGCAGGGGCCAAGCGGCCACCAAGTTCACTAAAGATGCGATTGCAGCAACAAGAAGCCATCAAGTTACCATCTATGCCTGGGACAAATTCGGTGGTCGTGTACTGGGAGACATCATTCTAGATGGTCGTAGCTTACGTGCGGGCTTGATTGCCAACGGATTTGCTCGTGAATATTATGGTGAGGCCAAGACTTCTTGGTGTGAATAAAGGGCGTGGATATTAAAAAGGACCCTCAGGGTCCTTTTTTATTTGCCAGCGCCTTCGAATATTGTTTTCTGAATCTTATACCATTCGATCCAAGCATCGTTCTTTACAGCGCACTCATAGTATGTGCCGTAGTTGTCTGTAACAACTGTTGCTACGCCGCTTAGCTTAGGTTCTGCTTTCTCGTCTAACTTCTTTAGTTGAGGGCAGGCTTCTAGTAGGCGCGGCGGCACTTCAGGGAACTTGGCAGCAACAGGCACTGGCGTAGAACAAGCCTGTAGTAGGAGTGCTAGTGCTACGATTAGATATTTCATTTGTTTAGATCCTTCTTAGGCACGTTGCGAGTGATGCCATCGTCACCTCTGATTGACACTAATGGACCTTTGCCCGCTAGTTCTTTAAGTCTGTCAATCATCTCGTCCCAGTCCTCATCGTATACCGCTTCTTCTGGATCCTCGTAGTCATCAGATTGTGCTTGCGCTTTAGCTTGTGGACTAGCGTTCATCATGGTTGCTGGTTGACCAAAGTTATCGTCCGCTTCATCAAGTGCTTCAATATCAGCAATATGCTTTTTCATTGCCATGATCTTTTGCTTTAGTTCACGCTGTCTTGTCCATTCGCCGTGATCATCACTATATTCATAGTACGAATCAAACTTGGCTTCTAGTTCAGCAAGTCTAGCTTTGATATCATCTAAACGGTCTTTAGCTGCTCGTAGAGAAGCGATTCTGTCTTGTTCTGCTTTTTGCTTTAGCTTCTCAGCATTTGCTCGGCCACGAACATCAGCACGAGCTAGACCGCGATCACGCTTAGCAATGATGCTGTCTGCTTTTTCTCTGTTCTCTGGTGAGCCGAATACTTTGTCAATCTGAGCGCCTGCTTTAGATAGCGATGCTTTGCGACGGTAATCGCCTAGAGATACTTCTACGATTTGTTTGATTTTCATTTTTGTGGTCCTTGCGCCGCATCATTGTGGGATTTTACGAATTCTTGTGGGATTTTACACTGAGCATCATACTTGACTACTTCACGGTCAATGTATTGCTTGACGACGACTGTGTTCTCTTTGACTTTGCCCTGCTTAGTCACAATCTTTTCTACGATTTTGACGTTCTCTTTAGCGGCTTCTGCTTCTGCTTTGGCTAGCTTAGCTTCTACTTCTTTGACACGGGCTTCCCAGATTTTATTGTCTGCTAAGCCGCCTTCTAGGTACAGTGTGAATACTAAGACGATGCCGCCAAGCACACGCAAAGGCATTATGTACTTGCTGAGGAATGGCACAGAGGCCAAGGTAAAGCCAACGAGAGTGGCTAAGACGCTTAGGCCAAATGCGGCGTGTAATAGCCAGTCGGGTAGTATTGATAAGATCCACATGATTGTGTATTTATCATAGCTTTGAACTCCAGTAAGTACTGTCTAAGAACCATTTATAGTAGCGTCTGAAGCCCTCATCTACATCTACCTTGGGGTCAAAGCCAAAGTCCTGTCTGGCCGCGTCAATATTGAGTGCTCCACGACTAGGGAAGTCCAAGTCTCGGTCACGAACTTCTACCTGTCCTCGACCAGCGATTTCGACTGCCATTTGGGCGGCTCGTAGTAAACTCCATGAGTGACTTTTCGTGATGTTGTATGTCTTATTGACGGCATTGGGCGATAGGGTTGCCGCAGTAATGCCATCAGCCGCATCGTCTACATAAGTAAAGTCGAGAGTTTCACTAGCGCCATTGACTTTGAGTGTTTCGCCTCTAAGAGCGGCTAGCATGAACTTAGAGATTACGCGGTCTTCCACGTCGAGTGGACCATATACAGCAGAGGGGCGTATAATAGTATGAGCAATACCATGCTTACGAGTATAGTCTCGAACAAGCCATTCGCCTGTGAGTTTGAGGATGCCATATTGGCCTTGTGGCTTACACGCATAGTCTTCCTTTACATCATCACTAAAATCACCGTATACCATTGAACTGCTCATGTATACGAATCTACTGACTCTATACTTTACTGATGCTTCTAGCAGGTTCAGTAGGCCTTCACTCATTACCCGACTGCCCAGGGTTGGGTTGACATTGACTACCTTCTGACGAGGGAATGATGCCATATGAATCACTACATCTGGTAGATCATGATTGAAGATATAGTCAACCGCGGTGGCATCAGTAATATCTCTGTTGTGAATGAACACGCCTTCGTCTAGCTTTGCCCTGCGCTCCTTGATTAGATATTCTAACTCGCTCTTTGGTATCATGCCATAGTCAGTTTGATTGTCTACTACTGTTACCAGGTGGCCTTGGTCCCATAGTCGCTTTACTACATTATGTCCTATGAGGCCTAAGCCTCCTGTTACTAAAATCTTCATTTGATTATTCCCGAAATATAAATGACCGCAAATATAGAGTTAGGTATCCACATTGCTGGTTCTCGCCATAGAACGCCTAACCACATCCACAGTGCGGCCGCTATAAGCCCTAACCATCTGTCATAAGGCATTATATCATAACTGTTACAGATTACAAGTAGCAAACTTGCCAAAGTTGCTGACCACTTGACCCAAAAATCTAAAGTCTTTGTCAATGTGAACGCTTCCCGTCAAACACACATACAAAGTACAGCGATGATGTGTCAGAACGATTGAACACTTTGTGAAATACACCGTCCGGTATCAGCATAACACTGCCTGCTTCTACTTGATACAAGTCATTGTCAATCTGAATAGCGCCCTGACCGCTGACAAAGAAATAAACTTCTTCTTGACCAGGATGAGTGTGACCTCTAGTTTGTTGACCAGGCTTCAAGAATGTGCTCGACAACACAAGATTCTTTAGGTCTGTATTGTCCTTGAGAACATAAGTCTCGTTGTCCTTTACAACTGTGCCGCCGATATCATTCATGTTTAGTTTTTTGTTCATGTGAACCTCAGTAGATAATATGTGTAATCTTCGTCTTTGAGTTTTGCTGTGATGGCAAATCTATTGCCCCAAATATTATAATCCTTCGTCTGATGCCACATAGGAGTCTCAATAGCATTTTCCATCACCCATGTACCAGCTTCGCTGTTCTGCCATTCTAGGAGTGGACCTGCCGCATAGATTTGTGGGTCTTCTACATCACCTACTGTGAATGTATGAATCACTACTTTGTAAATACGGGTCGGTTTGTCGTCAATGATCATAACATCAAACGTGGCGTTCTTAGGCGTTGAGCCCAAGTATCCTGAATCTGGTGGATACTTACTGCCCATTATACTACTCTCACTAAATGTTGATAGAAGCGGCTTCTCTTTGTCGGAAGAGATTGTTTTGCCATACGCTCTATGGTCAGTGCAACATTAGCAATACTGGTTTTAAACTCAGTGGCGATTGCTTTCAATCCATATACAGTTTTACTAGTCCCATCCGGATAGGTTATTTCATATTGTTTTGTATATGGTTGTTCTTCTGGCAATGCGCCTTTTGTCCATGGAGTTTTATCTCTAAGTATTTTTAGAGTTTCTTCGGAATGTGTTTTACCATAGAATGAGTTCTTAGCGCCTTTTCTATCATACGTTTGGCATCCCATACACGTTTTTGCCCCAGTAGATTTTTCATTTGTATTACATACGGGGCATATTACTTTCATACTCTTACCGTGTTTCCATCTACCATTCAATTCGCCAGAATGTCCCCATTTTTCTTTACGCTCTTTCTCAGTCATTTTCTTGATATTACTTCTTATCGTGTTTGATGTTCTCAGTATGATATCATCTCTGTTAGGGTTATTTGTAAGATTATCTCCGCCCCCAACTGAGCCAACGTTGTATAGATTGTCTTGACTATCAATATACACTTGCTCTAAAGATTGAAGTTGGCCTCTAGTATTGAAGTTAGTCTCTTCTATTATATGGAACTTAAACTGTTCGATGCCATATTTGTTCACCGCTCGTTGAAGATACGCACAATGATGCCTATTGTGTTTAAGTGATGAACGATGAGTGGTGAAGCGTTTATTGATGTTCATCGAACTGCCAATATACTTCTTACCACTCACCACATTCTCTATACAGTAGATACCTTGTTTATTCATTTTATATTTATCTTCGGGGTGCCATTCAATATATTTTTACACTGCCATTGGCGCCTTAATCGGTGGATGACTTTCGTATCCGTTCAACTTGATATCGTCCATAGTGAACTTGTCGATGTCTTTGATTTCAGGATTAAGCCATAGCTTGGGGGCAGGTAGGGGCTCACGTTGAAGTTGCTCGCGTACTTGATCTTCATGATTGAGATAGATATGAGTATCGCCAGTAGATACTACTAGTTCACCTACCTGTAGGTCGCACACTTGAGCTATCATATGGGTGAGTAGGGCGTAACTGGCATAATTGAACGGGGCGCCCAAAAATACGTCTTGCGATCTTTGATACATATGGCAGGATAGTTTGCCGTCCTTACTTACATAGAACTGTGACATTACATGGCATGGTGGTAGGGCCATGTCGTCTAGTTCGCCTACATTCCACGCTGAGATAATATGTCTGCGTCCGTATGGGTTTGTTTTGATGCCGTTGATTAGTTCTTTTACTTGGTCAATCTCTTGAACCTGAGTAGTAGACCTACGGCGATAGCTATTGCCAAAATCGTCATTGTATGTTCCTTCGCCTCTAAGTTTATGTTTGCGCCATTTGCGCCATTGAACGCCATACACTCTGCCCAAGTCGCCTTCAAATTGTGCCCGAGGCTTCCAGTATGATGCTAATGCGTTTGGTGTCCAGATAGTTACTTTACCATCTCTACTACCGTGTGTGATTTCTGCTAGTCTGCGTTCACTATCGCTACCTTCTAAGAACCAGATAAGTTCGCCGCATACGGCCTTCCATGCTAGTTTCTTTGTTGTGATTGCTGGGAATGATTCTGCTAGATTGAATCTGAGTTGTCGACCAAAGACTGAGTAGGTGCCAACGCCTGTTCGGTCGTCACGCACTTCGCCATTAGTTAGGATGTCTGTTAGTAAATCGTGATACTGTTTCATATCACTATATTATCACTTGCGCTCGTAAATGTCAAGTGTGTGATCACCAAAATCTTCTGTTTTGGATAAAGTGAACTCATCAAGGAATGTTTCGTATGCCAAATTTACTGTTGAACGAGTAATCAGTTTGAACTTGGTCATGTAAACTGTTGTGATTTGTGGGCGAAGTTTCCATAGGGTTTCAGCACCGCCGATGACCCATACATCTTCGTCTTGCTTGATGTTCATTAAGAGTTGTGTGATACCACTGTAAACTTCACAGCCTTCTGTATCAGTCATCGTCTTGCTTAGCACAATGTTTCTACGATTAGGTAGTGGAGTTGGCATCTTTGAGTTCCAAGTTCCACTGCCCATCACAACTGTTGCGCCACTTGTTAAGGCTTTGAAGCGTTTGAGATCGGCACTACAATGAGGCCAAGGCATTGTGCCATCGGCACCGAACCCACCGATAGCGTCTACTGCGAAGATAGCTTTCATTTCAAGTCTTTGAGAAAGTGATCTGTTTCTGGTTGTACAATCTCAGCAATGCTTTCAATATCGAATACGAATTCTACTGAGATCATTTCTTCATCATACTCGGCTAGCTTTTCACTAACCGCGTGTTCGATTTCATCTGGGCTGAGTCCTTGCTCAAGTAGCAGGCGAACATTGATCGTGCGCTGACGACGACCGGAGAGTTTCACAATCAGTTTCCTGATAAACTCTACCGGTACTCTTGTCTTTTCTACATCTTGTATGATGTGTTCCCATTTAGCAAAGACTTCAGGTGACATACTCTAATTATCCTGTAACTACAGCCTTCTTAGGTCTGCCGCGGCCGCGTTTGACTTCGGCATCTGAGGCTGTTACAGTATTTATTGCTGGAGTAGTCACAGGCATCATTGACTCAGCTTCTTGCATTAGGCGCTCTGACTCTGCTAATAAGCCCCTAGCTTCAGCGGCCATGCGTTGTGCTTGCTGACGTAAATTGTTAGCGATTGAATCGTCACCCATGACGCCTTGAGGTGCTTGTTGTGGTAAGGTTGACTCACCGCGCATACGACGAGCAACATCAGCTGGGTCTTGTAAGCCGCGTGAGGCATCAAGTTCAGCTAGGCGCTTGACCGCGTCTTCGCCCTGTGACATTTCGTTTAGAATCTTGTTGAGTTCATCTAAGCGTACTTTAGTGTTTGGTGTTGGGGTAACCATAACCTGATTGGTGTTGACTTTCTTCATCATGCCTTCTAAGTGAAGAACTTGAAGAATAATCTTACCGTCACGAGTGTATGACTTGTTTAGGTGATCAGCTAAGTCTTTAGCTTGTTGACCTTGAGGGCTTTCGATGGCCATCATCATTGGGTCGTGGATGTTTTGGTTGAGTACTTCGGTATAGACCACGAGTGCCATGTGTGGTTCACCTGGCAGTTCGCGGAAGATGATAGCGACTTTGCGATCACCTACTTTACCTACGTGTTTTAAAAAGTTAGACATATATGCTCCTTTGAGTTGAAGTATTTAGAAGCAACAAGCGAGGTTAATTTATTTTTCTAACGCCGTGAGCAATTTCTTGTTGCTTCAAATTAGCCATTTTAACCAAAAACTCTTCTTTCTGTCTGTGAAAATCTTCATGAATAAATCCATTATAGTTTACATCTTTACCAGCATAGTCGCCAGCAAAACGATAAGCCAAACGCTCATGTAGTTCGGAGATCATATTCATATCTTCTTTGATTTTTCTCATGTGAAGCGTAATTGACTGCTCAAACAATACCAAATCGCCGCGTGGATTATCCCACCAGTAATCATATTGGTATTCAGGAACAAATAACTCAGACTCAATCTTAGCAATAATCTTATCGCTGTCCGCTTTACTCATTCCCCTAAAGCCACTAATAAATTTACTGTAATGTAGTCCTCTAAAACCACCAGGACTGTCCATGACTAATGGCATTTCTAAGTGTTCTTGCGGAACAAAGAACATTCTCATGTTTAATTCTTGATCCTCATTACTGGATGGCATGATTGCCTTTTTATTCCAAATACAATCAGATACTAGTTCATTAAGTTCACTCTTGAAACTCTCTGTTTGTTTATCATACCAATCGGCACTTTGTAGGAAAGATGTGGAACTAGTATTCATATGATTCATACCATAAAGAATCACTAATGGAGCAAAAGATACTTGAGCAAACTCATTACTGTGCCATAGTAACTCAGTATCACCGAAGGCTCCTAACATTTTACCTTCATTGTCTTTTTTGCCGGTTACTCTAAACCAGCCAGTGTAATTAGGAATAGCCCATCTGCCATTTATTTCTGTATTTCTACGCTCATCATCGGTCATTACATCCGAGTAATCTCTACGAAGACCGTACTTCATTACGAATCTGCTAGGTCTACGATCTGTAATATGATGAATGTTTTTCGCTACAGTATCGAAACGCTCAATACCATCACTTCTAACAACGGTGACTAGTGTTTTTAGATTTAGTTCTTTGAGTTCCTGATACGCTTCTGGCTGGTCCCATTCAAAGTCTTCAACTATTGCGCCGAAACTGCCAAAGCCTGGCATCTTACTTACTTTCATTCATTATCTCCTAGGTGAGATATTTATCGAGCAAGTGACCTGAGAGTTTTATAGTTCTCGTATGCTTGAACAACGCTAGGATTGGAATTGTAGTTGGTCGGTGCTAACTCAATCCACAAGTCGTGCTGAGGCAAGAATGATGTGCCGCCGAAGTTGCGAGGCTGGTGAATACGACCACTGTGCCATAGTTCGTATGCTAGGTCTTCAACATCACGCCATTCAATACCTGCGAATGAATAGCCAGAGGTTCTACCATAGCCGATACTAGGGTCGTTATAATACATATCAAGGACACGCAAGAACGCCTCATAGTCCTGCGCTAGAGTGCGGGTAATGATTAGTACAACGTCTTTGAGTTCGACTTCACCACGAATGATAGATGGCACACATTGGCCAAGGCTTGTTCCGATTAACATATTAAATCTTTCCGTAAATAAATTCACCACAAGAACGAATCTCGTCCTTGACACTTCCGTTGTCTTTGAACCATTCGCTCTCAAACTCATCCTCGCCCAGATTGCTACTGAATGTCCAAATCTCTGCGCATTTATAGTCGTCAGTCATGATTGTAATAATCATATCACGAACAGGATTAGATACCCACTTTGCTTCGGCCTTTTCCATAAGAATATCTATCGTGTGTTGCTGATCGTGTATAGTCAGGTTCAGCAGATAGTATCCTCTAGAATGCCACATGATTAAGTAGTCAAACTTTTCGCTCACTTTTAGTCAGGTTCGTTATAAGTTCGATGTGTCTTAGCACTTCGTCTAGGCTTTCACATTGTTCTGCTTGTTCAAGTACATCTATCCATGATAGCCAACGAATGACTACAGGTCCGCTTGTTTTGAGTGGCGAGTTGATATTGTTACGACGGTACACTTCAGCGGTATCATCCGTGTACACAATCGTAGTTATTTCCTCGCTGGTCTTTACGATAGCCATGATTACTCAGTGTAGTAAGCCCATGAACCCCAGGGTGGCGTGATACTCTTAGCATAAGAGCCGACACCGATCCAGGTTGTATCGCAATAGTCAGGATCACCCCAGCTACCGAACGGGCACATATCAGTGAACACTACAAGTCGGTTAGGTACGATTGCTTGTTCTTTGAGGTAAGTAAAGATACAAGTAAAGTCAGTACCGCCGCCACCGCCTGGGATGTACTGAGAGATATCTTCTAAGTTCTCGCTAGTGTACTCAGCAGGGTTGTGAGTGCCCGTGTCAAAGCAGAATACGTGAATCTTGTAGCCTGAGAATGAGTCCATGATACCTTGAATCTCGCCCAAGAACACTTTGATATCATCGTTAGAGATACTACCAGAAGTGTCAAGTGCTACAACGATATCAACTTCTTCACCAGGAGCACGACCAGGCATGACCGAGTCCATGTGCCATGAACGGCGTGATGGACGCATGAATGAATAGTCTGTGCGAATTGTTGACACAAGGTTAGTCTGAATCAATTCACGCCAAGGCATCTTAGGCTCGGTGATAGAGTTGACCATACGCTCAACTTCGCCAGGCAAGGAATGACCTGCTTCTTTAGCGGCTTTAGCGGCATTGATGATGTTCTCCTTCATTTCCTGCTTGAGCTTAGCACGTTCCTCTTCTGAGAGTTGACCAGGGCGGCGTTTAGATTTGCCGTCTTGACCTTCTTCATCGCCGTCACCATCGCCATCAGAGTCCATGTGATCGTCAAGCAACTGGTCAAGCAAGTCATCGATGTTGAGTTGCTTAGCATTTTGCATGAGGTCGTCATAGATATGCTCAGCACCCATGCCGTCATACTTGGTCTCATACAAGCAAGGCACGGAGGTAATGAAGTCGCCTACCTTGTGACGTTTCAAGTCAGCGTTAACAGCATAGTCGTCGGCAATGTTCCAGATTTGTGGGTCGCGGTCATCACGACGGCCGATGTGATCGTAAACAACGTGTAACACTTCGTGTGCTACCAGGAATTCAACTTCGCCTGGCTTGAGCAGGTTGATAAAGCGTGAGTTGTAGTAGAACTTACGACCGTCGGTAGCGGCAGTAGGTAGCCACTCGTCAGCGTTGATAAGTGTAAGACGAGTTGCCAGGTTGCCGAAGAATGAGTGCTTGAACAGCAAGCGAGTGCGGGCAATAATCAGCTTATCACGGGCTTCGTTGTCGGTAGCTTTGTCGTAAGGGCCGACTAACTTGTCCAGTTTCTCCTGGTTCTTGCCTTTTTTAGCTTTTTTGGTGGTGGTCAAATCTGACATACATTCTCCGTTTGATTCAATATAGTAATTATACACCACCTGACATTTATTGTCAAGTGGTGTGGAGAGGGCAGGATTACTGAGCCGCAGCCTTGATGAACTTGCCGAACTTGCCGTTGAATTCAGTGAAGGTCTTCATCTTCATAGGGTTGAACGGGATTTTGTAGTTCATCATCGCGGTCTTAGCACCCATGATGACCAACTCAGTCTCGAAGTTCTTCATCATGTAAGCGAGGAAGTTGTCGACCATCTCGGTGACTTCTTCAGGCTTCTTAGTTGTGACCGCATCACGCAATTCATAGCACAACGACACGGTCAGAGCATACATAGCTGACACTTCTTTGACTTGTAGGTCAGTTACTTTGCCCGAGAGGATGTCTTCAGGTTGAGGCAACTTGCCTGCGATCTTGCGGTGAGCCATGAATTTAGCGGCAAGACCTTCACCAATAGCACCAGCTACGAGTGTGAACAAGGTCTCAACGTCAATCTCATCCTCATTCTCGAGGAGTTCTGACACAAAGCACCATGAACGAGGCGTAGCGAATGCCTTAGATGATGACTTAGCATCGAAGTCATACATATCGCTCTTAGCGAATGACAGGTAGCCCACTACGTCACGGTGAATACCCTTCTCAAGGGCCCACACTTGCCAAGCGGTAAAGTCAGGCTTCATTTCAACGTGAACGAAGCGGTTGGCAAGAGGCATAGGCATACGATAAGTCACGCCTTTATCGGAGTCACGGTTACCAGCGGCAACGATTACAACGTTGTCGGGCAACTTGTACTTACCGATACGACGGTTCAGAATAAGTTGATAACCAGCGGCTTGAACACTAGGAGCGGCTGAGTTCATTTCGTCCAAGAATAGAACGATGACGGGATACTGAGAGGCAAGTTCCTCATCGGGCAGGTCAACAGGCGGTGCCCAGTCCATTTTGCCGATTTCTTTATTGAAGAAGGGAATGCCACGAATGTCGGTAGGTTCCATTTGAGCCATACGCAAGTCAATCATATAGCCGCCGAGTTCTTCGGTGATGCCTGCGACAACATCAGATTTGCCGATACCTGGAGGGCCCCACAAGAATACAGGGCGTTGTACTTTGAACGCTGTAAGCAGGGCTTTACGAGCGGCGATGGCGTTGACGCTATGAACGTCGGAAACTACTGATGACATTTAAGATCCTTTTTGAGTGTTGATAGGGTTATTGTAGCAGAGGTGTGATTTATCGTCAATTACACGAAAGTATTAGTTACACCAATTCGTAGGGTTTGTTCCACTTACCGATGTTGATATCGATGTAGTGTGAGCAGTGGAAGTAATCGACCTGAGCGTCGGTGTGGTCAAAGAAGTCAGGACCCTTCATGGCATCAATAAGTTTCATCAAGGCAGACTTAGCTTTGCCAGAGTAATGCTCATGAACCCAGAACGTATTGACATCCAGTGACTGGTTCTTACGAATGTAAGCGATTTGGTCAGCCGACATTTTGCCAGCGTGTGGCTTGGCGGCATCAGTAGCAATATAGTTCTCAATAAAATCAATCTTACCAGACTTGATATTGAGTACTAAAGTACTATGATTGCGAACTGCCAGGGAGCCCTTCAAGCCGTAGGTTTTGAGGATAGCCTTGATAGCGGGAGCCAACTTTGCTTTCATTTCCTGAGATACGTATGCCATTTGGAGTGCCTTTCTGAGTGTCAATACAAGTATTGTAGCAGGTTAGCCATTTATTGTCAAGAAGTTGGGTGTTGTATTTTGACAACACCCAAAGCATCAAGGATTATCAGGCAGGTTGTCGTTCATGTTGTGGGCCCAGATTGCTCCGCCTGCTAAGCCTAGTAGCAATAGCATAAACAGACCGCCGAAGCCAATGATTTTTGCTGGCACGAAAATGAAGGCAAGAATTGCCGGAGCAAAGCCGGCATACACGCCGATCTTGGTGTTCGTGGACATCTTCCGACCACGGACAGTTTCGTGTAGGCAATGAGGACATTGATATGCTTTAGGTTCGATGCGAGAGCCGCAGTTTAGACAAGTTGACATAAACTTCCTTTGAGAGTTGATAAGTGTTAGCAGTGTAACACAGTGTGAAGTTTGTGTCAACAGAAAATGGAATTATTCGCCGTTGAGTAGGGCGGCCATTGTAATGAACTGATCTAGCGTTTCAATAGCGTTGTTGATAGCGTCGATCTTGGGCTGTGTCTTAGTAGTCTTGTTGATTCTACGTGCTTCTACTTCTAACTTCGATAGTTCTTCTACCATATGATCTATCGACTTGAGCATCTTGCGCAGGTCAGCGTTGTAGTCAAGTCTGTGTATCTGAGAGACTATCTCAGCACGAACCGTGAACCATTCTAAACTAGAGGTGATTTTCATAAGCCTCTATTGTATCACCCTTCGAAGTTTTTGTGAACAGCAATTGGTTTGGTGTATGTGTAGCCGTACTGCTTGTGTAACCATTCGACGAACTTCAACACTTCTTCCTCTTGAAAATCGCGGTGAGTTCTGTTCTCATTGTATACTTTACTAGCGTGTGATACTTTGTCTAGCCATTCTTTGTCGTTCATTTTGTTTTCCTCGGAGTTATTTATTCCAAAGAAAAAGGCTCACGAAAATGTGAGCCTCGAGTTTCAGAGAGCGTCTATGATTAGAAGCCGAACTGTAGACCTAGACCGAAAGCACGTTCTTTGATATCTTGGTCAGAGCGTGACAAGCCTGCTGTTACAGCAACGTTCTTAGCAACTGGGTGTGCGTATTGAACGAATGTAACTGTTTGTGCTGTACGAGTTGCCTCTGTACCACCGAAGCGTGTCTTGACGCCTGCTAGAGCGTAGCCAACGCCGACTGGGCGACCAACGTTAACACCAGCAACGCCGTAGCGATATGGTGTGTTAGCACCGTTCATTGTGTTGTCGTAACTGATACCAACGAATGGTGTAGCAGTTAAGCCAGCAACGCCAATGTTCTTACCAGCAGTTAGCTCTAGGCTGTTGAACAAGCCTGAACCGTCAGAGGCACGTGCTGTGCGTGACTGTAAGCCGTATTGAATGCCACCTAACTCTTTACCAGCACGAATGTACTGAGCAGTACTGGTTGAATTGTCGGTGCGATCAGTGACTTGGTCAACTGCAATTGCTACGTAGTCGGCAGCAAACGCTGTTTGAGATAAGGCCAAGGCCATGATTGCTAATAGTTTTTTCATTTTAGTATTTCCTTTGTTATCTGTCTTGATGACATTACAACTATAATAACACAATAGGTTTAGTTGTCAATAGTTTTTGGATGTCTAAATAGGACTATGACCGAGCGTTATGACAATCAATATATTTTCTCTGTTCCAAATTCATTATTTGATTTCGAACGGCTACAGGAAATTGCGCTCAGAAATTTGGATGATGTTCAAGAAGGACTAGCATTTCATCAACGTCGAACCGAGACTGAGCCTTATCTATTAGAACTAAGAGAGCGATATCCATTTCTTTCACCGCTATATAATATTTCAACTGCTCCAGCGGGCTATGTCGTACCTATTCATTTCGAAAGCAATAGAAACTGTGCAATCAATGTGCCAGTTAGTTACATGGAAGATTCATTCACTTCTTTCTACGAGCCACTTGAGCCCATAAACTCAGAATTTATTCCATTCAAAGTATATCACGAAGTCAAAACTAAAGTCAAGAAAGTCTTCTCATATACTATGACACACCCTGTATTAATCAATAATACGCTACCTCATGATGTTGTGGGTGGTCCACTAAAAGATAGAACTATTCTAAGTTGGAGCATTAGTTCTAAATTTAGATTCGAAGAGATAAAGGAAATCTTAAAAGATGCGATCCGACAACGATAAGAAAATCATCGAGAGTTATCTAAGTGATCCGTATCAGATTGCCCATTTCATCACTGATGATGAAAGACTAGCATTGATTGATTTCTTCAACAATAGTGATAGGCATGTTCACAAGCATACTGGTCCAGTTACTATTGACATAACTCAAAATGAGTTAAATGCTGAGCCGTTCAAATCAATACTAGAACGCCTTCGTACAGTGATTGGTGACTTTCGTGTATGGACTGCTCTTTACTTTAAGACTGATAGACCGCATATCATTCACAACGACGATGCGTTCAACTATCCTCTGTGTTATAAGGGCATTAACATACCGCTTGACTTTGATACTGACAAAAAAGGCACCATCGCATATCCAGAGTTGTGCTTCTTTGACCAATACTATCTAGAGGGTCCAGCTAAGTTCTTCAAGAGAAGTAGCGATATCAAAGCATACTATAACTTATCGGTGTATGATTATAAGGATGTGCGCAACTTATCTACTGAGTCATTTCCAGAAGATATCAAGCAGCGATACTTTCCTACGATGAAGGACAGTTGGTTAGAAGGACTGAGTTTCAATTCTGCCTTCACTCAGGCTTATGGTAGCATTACGGTATTTGATACTGTTAGATTACATTGTGCTAGTGACTTCCGATTGAAGGACATCACTTCTAAGTTAGGTCTTAGTATATTCACGGAGAAGATTTAAATGTTGCCATACATTTATTGCCCAGAAATTAAATTAGATTATATTGAATTGATCAACATAGTTCAACGCAGACGCTTTGAGCGCATTGATACGTTTCATACTCATCATAGATTGGTCAAAGACGAACCATACCTGTTGTATCTACAAGAAAATTATCCTTTTCTAGCAGATGTTTATAACATTTACAATTTGCGAGATGAATTAGAGCCGCATATTGATATAGATAGACAGGCTTCATTCAACATACCAATCAAATATACAGAGACCACAACAACTTCATTCTATAAAATGAGCCAGGATTATGAATATGAAGTTAATGAAAAAAATATCTATGACAGCTATGAAATGAATTCTTTAACAGAAATTTTTAGTTTCACGATGACTCAGCCTACGATAATCAACACAAAGATAATTCATGGTGTTAAATTCAACGAAGATCATAACAGATCGTTGACTGCTAGACGAACCACAATCAGCTGGAATGTACTGCCTGAATATTCATTTGCTGATGTGGTTGCGCACTTCAATGTGGGTGCTGTAAGTGTGCCAACACTTTAGCCACGTTGTCGTTAGTCATGGGCACGTTTAAGATTAAGTGCTGACTATCATTTACCCAACTGATTGTGCGGTGCGTCTTACGTGTGTTGACATAATAAACTCTACCCTCTTCAATCTGTAGCTTTCTATCTGTATCAATCAACCAGTCGTATTCGAGTGGTGCGCAGTTACGTAGGAAGCACACAAGTCTGAATGACTCACGTGGCATTGATGGGTGATCACGATGCGGCACAAAGTATCCGCCGATGTTTGACTGAATGATGAATGAACGGCCGAGTGGTGCGAACTCGTCGAGTAGTGGGTGTAGACTTGTACAGGCATCATACAGCGGTGTACGGTGCGAGAACTCTAACTCGCTTAGTCTACGACCAGCGGCATAACTACACTCTGCTAAACTAGGCGCTTCATTATGCTTACGACCTTCTAAGTGTGTAAGCACCATTGCTTTACGATTGTTAGCTCTGTCTGTGCGGGGTAAGTATTCTACCCAGTCACCTTCAAAAGGTTGTAGCTCCTGATTGTATCGGTTGATATCAATCTTGATGTTGAGCGGTTCAAAGTCACCTAAGTTGAGTAGTGCTAATTCATTTGCGATAGTTGATATCGTAACGTTAGCTGTGTCATAGATTGGTGGGCGACCTGATACGCCTGGTGGTACTGCTGTCATATTGTTCCTTGATCTTCTTTTAGTAGTTGCGTAAATGCCCATGCTCGTTCACCACACTGCCAACATTCATTACATCTACTGTCTGGTCGCTCTGTACAACTGTGAGTGATAGGCATGATTGCTTCTAAGCCATACTCATACATAAAGTCAACAATGTGTGTCTTGTATAAGTCTACGAATGGGAAACGATACTTCTCATTAGGTTCTTTACGGTCACGTTGTGGCTCACGACCATCCACTAAATCAGGATGAACTTGATTGAGAGCGTTGTATAAGATATCACATTTATCTCTGTGTTTAGTAAAGATATCTTCTACTGCGGTCTTACTCATTAGTCTATGAAACACCGTCGGGTCACCAACTAAGATAGTTTGAGGTAACTTCATATCGTATGCCTGATTGAAGTAGTCGATAACATTAGTAGCATGAACATGGCTACCATCTGCTTTAGGAATAGTAAACGTGGTTAGTCTACCATCGTATCCGTTCTCGTGTAAGAAGTATAGGAGTACTGCGCTGTCAAAGCCACCGCTGAGCATGATAGCATACTTCTTATCGTCTTGAGGTGGGTTGATGGTAACTTGGGCGCCATCTAGTCTGCTTGTATAGATCATGGTGTTGATAGTTGATAGTAATAGTTATCGAGCCAGTCATAATCGTTGATTTTATTCAACTCGGCCATGTTGCCGTCGTGTTGCTTGACATACTCGATTGCGTCTAAGTAGCCTTGATATGCCCACTCTGCGTGTGGTTGGGTAGAGTGCTGGGCTTTGCGCCAGCGTTCGAGATACATCTCTCTGTTCTGCTGACTGCGCTCACGTAGTATCACGCTTAGTAGTTTGACACAGTGACGGAATGCGGCCCGCCATGCTTCGAACTCACTTGCGTTGTATTGCGATATGCTCAACACTCTATCGCTCATTGTTTTTGTCTTGACCGCGTTGAGGGTGAAATCGCCCTTGCTCATGTCTGTATTGATGAAGCTATCTTTGCGCCATAGTTTGACTGCGCCTAGACTTGACGCATCACCTATTACGATTGGGTCGTATGCTCTGAACATAATAAGGTCAGTTGTGATTGCTTCGTTATAGTCCAAGTTCTCTACTACTAGATTGTCGCCGTCTACTGTCCAAAAGAATGGGGTAGTTGATAATGAGTTACAGGCTAGGTGTATGCGGTCGATGCCGGTGATACCATGAATACGCTTAGCATTTGGATGACGGCGCTTGAGTGCTTGCCAGTTATATTCGGCATTTGTCTCGCGGTAGCTAATAAAAAAGATATCGTACATGAGGAAGTAAATAGAGTGTCATGCTATTTACAAGATTTAAAGAGACCGCTGAAAAATACTACAACAGACCTGCTCTGAATGGTGTTTTATATTACGAGCTACTTGAAATTGTAGAAGAAGGCACGTACAACCCAGTAGCAGATTGTGGCACAGCACGAACCATTATTGATATTTTGATTGCTAGTCGGCATGACAAGCCTATCGTTGTACCGCCACTAGTCAAAGAGAAATGGGCTGAGGCTGAGACCGAAGATGGTTTCGGGCTGTATCTATACACCAGTGGCACTACAGGCGGCGTTCGTAAGGCAGTCAAACTAACTGATGCTATGATTGTAGCAAATGCCCACAACAGCATTGCCCTACATAATATGACGCCATACGATATTGTCTATACTGTGTGTAGTATGAGGCACACAGGCGGTATCAATGCTCAAACTATTGCGGCGTTGTTGTGCGGTGCTCATGTGATAGTTGAAGCGTTCAACCCGTATCGTTTCTACGAGCGTTGTAGCGATGTCGGTGCTACTATCAGCCATCTAACACCTCGTATGATTGATGCGCTTGCTGGTGTCAAGAATAAACAAACGACTAGACTCGAAGTTGTGACTTGTGGTAGCGATTGCGTCTACCGTCGTCACGTTGAACACTTTATAGAACAAGACATTGACTTTATCATAAACTATGGCCTGACGCAAGCTGGGCCTATCTTAATCAATCACCGCTTTAGTAAGGGCAGTGACTTGTCGGTGTTTGATAAGGCAGGCGTACCACTAGGAACTATTGCCTGGTGTGAGATAATGTTTATCGGCGCTAATATGTGGGTCAAGGGCGATAGCGTTAGCAGTGATACTTGGCTAGCTACCGATGATGGTGTTTATCAGGCGGGCGAATGGTATATGTACAGAGGAAGGCTGGTCGATGGAACTTGTCAAATTATCCCCAAAGCATGATGCGTTATTAGACCAGTTCTGCCAGGAATGTAGCGAGGCAGGCTACGCTAACAATATTAGTCGTGAAGCAATGAAGTTCGTAGATGGCCATGACCTGCCTACCAACCCACAATATTGGGGTTTGATTGTCGATGGCGAGTTGGCTAGTATTAGTGGGTGCCACGGTTATGACGGTAGTGGCAGAATCTTACGTTGTTTATTTCGCAGTGCTACCTTGCCAAAATATCAGCATATTATTCCTGGTACGAGCAAAACTCATATGAACAGTGCACCATTTAGTTTATTACTGCCACATCAAATAGACTGGGGCATCGAGAATGGCTACCACGAATTTTATATTACCACTAGTCATGGCTCACACGATGCCAGTGGTAAAATGAACAGAACTCACCGAGCCCTGCAATTATTAGCCAAGCAAGGTATTGTTAATTATGTGGGAGAAGAGGAATATTATTGGACTCCTCAGACAATATGGGCTCTTGATAAGGCAAAGTATCTTCAAGCTCTGGCATCTTTTCGAACTGCTCACGGTATTGCTCATTAAAATAGAATTTTAGCCACGACCATTTAAATGTTTTCATTAATTGTTCGTGGTCGCCGCCCACTTTATCGTAATAATTAATACCGTCCTGTGCGCCAATAATACTCCACTCTGCGTGTTGACCACGAGCATAAGTCAACCACACCCGTAATCGTTCTAAACTTTCCTCACTGCCATCGGCCCGTAATTTAATTACTTCACGGAACGCGGTGCGCCAGGTCATAGTGATATCACTATTATATTGAGCGATGCCACAGGAAATAGGCACAATATCGTGTAATTTACTCATGGTAAAATCTAGGCCATATTCTGTGGTTTCTAGCACTAGATTTCGATTATAGCATACAGCCGCCTGGTGTCCATATTCCAGTCCATTTAGCGGATTAGTAGAATAAAAAATATAATGCTTAGGCTCATACGAACGGTTTGGTTGAAAATTATAATCAAAGGTGTCACTTGCCCAGATTTTAGCAGGGAATAAGATGAACCAATTTGTATTACTAATTTCAGCCGCATGACGAATAGCATTTTCACGACCATCGATACCACGAACCCAGCGGACTTCTCGACCGGCTACCTGACATAATCTGTCATAACGCTCCTGCTCACCAGTCTCACCATTACTGAGGAAAATAATATCTAGTGGCTTAATTGTAATATCTGCCACAATATCAGTCATATGCTTAATTTGTAAGCCAGGACCTTGAGAATAAATGATGGCAGAATCATTAAATGAATAATTGTACATTAAATCAGTAGCATCAGGGTGCCAGCTAAAATCAAAACTATTTACAATCACATCTCGATCAATCCGCCATTTTTCCATATTAACAATAGCAACCGCCTTTTGTGTATCAATATATCTAATTCGTCTGGCACCTTTTTGAATATATCTGGGACCACCTGTCTTTTGATGCTGGGTGCCAAACTGATAGATATAAGGTCGTTCAGTTCTAGGTGGGTGCCAACTAAAATCAAAATCATCGCAATTAATATTAGGTGGTATTTCCCATATAGACATATCATTAGCATAGGCTTTGCCTACCTGCTCGGTTTCATATTTTACTTGGGTAGCGCCATAAACAACTAATCTAGGTCCACCGTCGGGCTGATGTTGACTAGGAAATTGATGTATCCATGGCTCCTCAAACATATTAGGACGCCATGTTAAATCAAAATCTGTAATATCAATATTATTGGGAATTTCCCAATAATCTACCTGTTCATCTAGTGGTGGCTGCTCGTTCATAAGCTATATTTACTCCTGCTATTATAACACAATAAATAAGGCATAATGAGTCCTTACGAATTTAAAATTAGCAACCTAGACCTAGCAGATTGGGGCACAGCCCTGCGTAATTTACCCACACACGAGGAACGAACCCGTGCCCTTGATGCGCTATGGTGGGGACAATTAGCATCTAAAGGCTGGCTTGTAAATGAATTACAGCAGTATTCGATGCCTGGTGCGCCAGAAAATATCTATATATTTGGCGGATGGATTGGCACCCTTGCCTCCATGCTATTTAATTCCTCAATCAATATTCATAAATGTCGTTCAATCGATCTAGACCCTTGGTGCGAATCCGTAGCTGACACACTCAATAAAACCCATGAAATGAACGGCTGGCGTTTTAAATCTATTACCGCAGATATGGCAACCTACGAATATCAGACCGATATTCGACCTACTATCGTAATTAATACCTCGGCCGAGCATGTTACTCAAGAGGTATATGACAGGTGGTACAATCGTATTCCACAAAATACACTAGTAGCAGTACAGAGTAATAATTTCTCCAACCTAGCCACAGGTGAGCACGTTCGTTGTTCTCACGGCCTCGAAGAATTTAAACTAATGAACCGCGTCACCGACGAATATTATTGCGGCGAATTACCCACAAATGAATATACCAGATATATGGCAATATGGAGAAAATCATAATGTTTATTGAACAATTACCACTAACCAGCAACAGCACCGAATTATTAGATGCCGCCAGGGAATTAACCACCCAACACCATGAAATCTGGGCGAAAATGCACCAGTTATGCTTAACGCACAAATCAGACTCTCAAGATATTTGGCTAGATGGCACTGGCTCATTAGTTGACCGAGCTACAATGACACGCAGAGCGGAAGAGTGGGATTTTAATCTATGGAATATTGACTCCACCAATCCAATTCGCCAACAAATCGAAATATTATCCACACACCTCGATAATATTAAATTTGGTCGTATTCGTATTATGAGACTGCTACCTAAAACTGGCCTATCAGTACACAAGGATAAAGAATTGAGATATCACCTAGTGCTCAAAACTAATCCACGTGCTTATATTGCCCATGAAACCGCAGACCTAGATCCCGCCAGATCAACCTTACCTACCACCGCAGCCTGCTATCATTTACCCAACGACAATCACTGGTATAAGATAGATACTCGTGAAACTCACTGGGTCTATAATGGTGGTAACGAAGAGCGTATTCACTTGGTAGTCTGCGGTATATAAACTCGACCACCATAACCCAACGCCGCGCAACCTAGGCTTGAGCCACCATCACCTGGGTTCCGCAATCGATATACGCTATCAAATAGTCCCTCGACCCGTCTATTAGCCAGCTCATTAAATGCTACGCCACCACCATAGACTAGATTACCACTAACCGCCCTAGCCCGCGTCATAATCCGCATAATAGCATCTTCAGCTACCGCTTGTGTCGAAGCTGCCAAATCTTCCACCCTAGCATCAGGTAATATATCGCCCACACCACGATGTAAATTTAATCCCGCAATCTGCTTTAACTCCCCAATATATTTGGCCTCACCTCGATCCGATAACCGCATTAATTCGCCCTCACCACCTAACGCCCTGAAGCCACAGCGAACAGTCATAGCCGAATAAAATAAACCTATACTCCTAGGGTACCATTGACGCCACACTAACTTATATTTCGCCACACCATCAACCCATTCACACCGCCATATAGTAGCAGTATCCCATTCACCAATAGCGTCGATAACAACACCAACAGACTCCTCAAACCCACTAGTCTGAAACGCACCACCACAATGAGATAGGTGATGATTATAAGTATGAATCCTAACACCATCCGGATTTAATAGTCGCATATTATCCGCACCAATAATATCAACTACCCTATTCCTATCCCAACGCCAACCTTCACCCGACCACAAACAACGTAAATTCTTTAGCCATGGTCGCTCATAATAATGTAGGGAATAACTGTCACCCACCCAACCTCTAGCTTCAGCAATCAACTCACTATCTATATTACTCAACCCACGGCCACCCCTCCATACCACCCGACCGCCCTTAATAACAGTAATAGTCGAGTCATGGTGTCCGCATGATACCCCAATAAAAGCGTGATTATTATCTACCTTATTCATAATTAATATGCCTCAGCCATACAAGCCAATGCCTCCATAACGCCATATTCCTCTAATAATCTAATAATTGATTCCATTCCGGCCGCTCCGTTTACTATTATTACTCTAAGCTATAGAGCCGCTAGGCTCCATCCTGCCACACCATCCACTCCAATCCATAGTCCATACGGCATCCATGGTAGCCGCCACCTTGGCTCTACCATGGACATCGTCGGGAGGCAGCATAATCATACGATTAGCCAAAATAATTAAAAATAAATTATGGTGAAAATAATTATTTTTTAAAGTAGAAAACGCCTTGTGGACGTGCGTGGAGAAAAAATTTTGCGAGGCTGGAGTGACGGAACCACTGTGGCCAGTGTCGTGGAGCGTGGTTTCCACTATGGACAACATAAGTTCAAGGAGATCGAAGTGAGCAGAGGCAAGAAAATTCTCGCGGGCGTAGCAAAAATAATACTGGCGACCGTAGCTGTCCCATCTGATATTCTCTAAGCGCAGCGCACCATGGTATTGTGTGCGTGGTAGCACGGTAGGCACACCCTTGAGACACTCTTCCTTGGAGCATGGTAGGTATGTAGTCTGCGACAGGATGCTTTCATACAGTGGTAGCCAGTTGAACTCGACATCCCTGACCCACTCTTCACTTAGCGTAGTAAGCATACGTGTGGTCTGGCGTAGGAAACGATTGAGGCCACCCTGATCTACTATATGCTCTATAGCAGTGGGACCAGGGATTCCACAAGGATGCTGGATTATAATGCCACCATGATCACTGTCATCGTCGTCAAACGCTATTAACAGCGGTTGATTGACTATATCTGCCAGTTGATACATACGTGCGGGCATAAGATTGGTGCCTGGACCAGTAATCATCTCTAGTGGATTGCGATCCTCGTCTGCTATTAGCTGGTAGATGGTAGGTTCAAAGTTTTGCATGCAAGAAAGTTGACTCCGAGACTTATTAGAGGCTTTAGTAGATGAATGGGTCGTTCTTACGTAAGGCATCTAAGCGTTTCTGGCGTTTACGGCGTTCCCACCATTGCTTGATAAGGGTGATTGGGTTGAAGGTCATAGTTGTATCTCCTTGGTCGAGGCTTCTACTACTCTGTCTTGGTGGTAGACGCCAGGGTGGGCGTGGACACGACTGTTATAGTGTGGTAACTTATACAGGTCTCTAGCTTGTAGCAGGTTTATAGAGTCAATAGATTCTATCTGTTCATTAGTCAGACCTTCACGGCCAGTGGTAATCTTGGCTATGTTAGTGTATTGAGCAAAGAAGTTCTGGTATTGGCCGCGGTCGTGGTGTGGACCAGTTGACATTTGAAAGATAGGTATACCGTAGGCCTTAGCTAGTAGCCCTACTGTGTCTAGATAGTGTCTGAAGAGGTTGTGCACGTGGCTGTCCTCTAGGATGGTAGTTTCATATGCGGACCGCCAGTATTGTGTATGTTCATTATCTGTTAGGTAGTCAGGTTGTAAATTAACTAACTGATGATTGCGCCAGTATGTAGCACGGTATAATGGCGGCCAGTTAATGTGAATAGCCCTGGGTTTAGCTGGCGCGGTGGCCAATAGTTTTACTAAGTTGAGTATCACGAATTTAGGTGTGCCACCGTTCATGGCAGCATTGATATAGTCACAGCCATAGTGTTCGGCGATACGGTAGGCGTATGTTTCTTCGAGTGGTAAGCCAGTGCCAAACGCATATGAGCAGCCAAGGAATAGGATATAGTTACTCCAGTGGGTTTCATGTAGCTCATGATTCATTCTGTAACCATGGCGATTTAGTTTATAAGTGAATGGCCTATCATAGAAGCGCCAGCCTGTGCCCCATTGTTCCCGGTTTTTAGCATAACGGTGCTCGTCATCTGAGGGTATGTATGGGTAAACATTGCCTCTATGTACGGTGGGCACAGGGTAGAGGCAGTCCATCAATACTGCTTCCATCTGTGGTATGCTGGCGCTAGGAGGGGGAATGTCTCCAAGAAGTTGGTGGCACGACGACGGTCGTGCTCGTCTACGAATCTGCAAAAGTCCAGTCTATTACGTATTTTATCACTATCCACACGCTTTGTCAACTCTGTCTCCAACATTTCTTTAATACGAACTAATTGATTAACTTCATGCTGGTAAAATCCTTGGTGCTGTAATAGTTGTTTTTCTGGTGACTCAGTGTTGGCGGTCATGAATTCAACAGCTTCTACTAACCATGCTAGATGTTCGGGCTCTAAGATGAAAGCAGTCTGATGGGTAGGGTTGCGTAGGAAGGGAATACTTAGTATCACTGGGCTTTGATCAGTACCAGGCTTAAAGTATCTAAGTTTAAAGTCCAAGACATCCTCTAAGAAACGCAGGTATGTAGGCATGCTTAGAAAGTTATAGGTGCTCATAATGATTACCTGTACGGTAGGTAGTAGAGTGAGGGTCTTGTTCATATTGGCCAACCATCCTTGGTAATCCATGCCATTACGAATATACTCGGCGTTAGTGCCATGGGCCTCGGCAGACGTATAAATCTTAAAGTCTTTGACTAGTTTATTGTCTACAATCTGCTTGACAAGCTCTAAGAATCTATCGTATAATTGATCTGGCGGGTTCATGTTGGTGTTGACACTAAGAGTTAGGTTAGGGTTAGGGTTGGCAATAATATACTCTAGGACCCTGAATGTATCTTTACTCAAGATAGGCTCGCCGCCAGTGATGCGGAAGTGCTCTAGGGTTGGGTAAATTTCAGGCCACCACTGCCAGAAAGCCTCTACATAAGGGTTCTCTTGATTGTTAGGGATAGGCATCTGCCCAGCGTTCTGGAAGTGATAGAGGCCATTGAACTGAGTAGTTGTAGGGTAGTGGCCATATCGTTGAATCTCGTCCATCCACTGGCTTGATATGTTAGGACTACAGTAGGAGCACTTGAAGTTACATACATTAGAGAATGATACTTCTAAGTATGATGGAGATACGTTGTCGTCCCATGGCTTGCTCACGATGGTGTCCAGATGTGGACGGGCCCATGCTTCACTAGACTTAGTAATACGATCACTGTATTGATTAGAGTTGTCCTCTACCTTCCAGCAGTATCCACACTCATGAGGACGCACACCTTCTAGCATTAGTTTACGCTGTTCTTTCTTGAAGTTAGTATTGTGTAAGGCGGAGACGTTAACCTTAATCTCTTCAAGTGGGACCTTATGTGTGCCAGGGTGATGGCAGGAGTGGGTATGGCCATTCTGTAGGTGAATCGTCACCTGCTTCCACTTAGCTACACACATTGAGGGTGAAATCCTATCTAGTGCTTGTTTAGCTTCCTGGTGTATTTGTGTTATCTTGTTCATTTAATAAGTCTCTCTGTCCATAATGTTAGTATTGCGCCAGCCTGTTACAATGTATTTTTTAAATGCCTGGGATTGCGGCGCCTCTATCTCTACTATATCTAGCCCTAGAGCCCTGTTTAGTTCCCCAGCTATACCGCGTGAGTGTTCGTCTGTATCTGCTTTATGTTGTTCCCATAGCGCATCTAGGGCACTAAAGTCTTGGACCTCACGGTGGTCCCAGTCTCGTAGCATTAGATAGTGTGTGCCTAAACGTGCGCCATACATAGCCCACCAGCCATACTCCACGTCACGTCCTAGGCTCCACCAATGCCATAAGTTGCGCATACAGGTAGGCCATACCCACTCCTTAAATGATTGTCTAGATTGTGGCATCTCACCGGAACGTCCGCATAGCTTTACACCCTCACGAAAGCCAGCCCGCCATGCTTGCTTAGCACTGTAATTAGGGTAAGTCGTCGAATAGCAGTTGTGCATAGGCCAATACAGTGGGTCATAGCAGAACTCAATGTTAGTATGTGGGTTAAGTGGGTCAGCCGCCTCATGGGTACGCATGTTGTTGATAAATGTCTTGGTCCAGCATGAAACGCCACCATTGCCATAGTACAATCCATTGACGTGGTTGCGGGAGCGCCAGCGAAACTGAGCATCCCGGTTCGCATCAGTGATAGTTAATACCTCATCTAGGAAGCACTCATCAATCATATTGTCGCCATCAATGAGTATGAAGCGTTCAGTATTAGAGGCAGCTGCCGCAGCTTTGTGTGCCGCATCACTACCCTTGACACCATCTACACGCTGTGCCCATGGCATCATGTTCTTGATCTTGACCCAGAACTCCTCCTTCTGTGGCTCATCGTAGGAGAGATAGACTACATCTAGGTCTTCTAGATAGATTTGCTCTAAGACAGTTTCTGGGCTATTTGACGATTTCATATACTCGGGTAGTTAATAGATTGTGCTCCTCGTCATCGCTGACAGGGATACAGACATCATATTTACTAACCTTGTAGCCGTCTGTTGAATTTCTCTCTAGCTTGAATACTTGATGCTTACGATGTGTGAATACTAGCTGACCATCTAGCACCTTGGCATCATGACGACCTTGAGCATACTGATCCGCAGTAATAGTGATATAATCGCCAGGGATCGCCTGCATAGTGTATGTAATGATGCTACCATCTGGGTTATAGTATACACGATACTCCGTGGGTGGAGGAGGCGTGGCCTCTGATAAGGTTGACATTAGAGACTCTAAGAGTGCCTCTTGCTGGTCGGGCGGCAGGGCTTCTAGCTCCTGGAGTAGTTGGTCATTGTTCATTAGCTAGCTCCCTGTTAATGATTGTAGCAAAGTCTTTGTTATAGTAGTGTACGGGATACCACTGGTGGTGTGACTGAATACGTAGGGCATGAGGCAGGACTTCATACACTAGCTCATTGTGCCATACTTCTGTTTGTAGATTCTGAATCCACCGTTTCATATGGACCATAGAGAAGTCTGTTAGGCTAGACATGGTACAATTCTCTACACCATGTAGGAGGGTGGCGATACCATAGACTACATCTGTGGTAGCGTTTTCCTCTGTTGAGTGCTTGAGTGTAGTCTTAACCTCTGACCAGTTTTCGAATACTTCTTTTACTGTGGCGTAGAATCCTTCCGCTAAGGTGCTCTTTTTAAAGTAAGTCATAGCATTATACACGGAAGGTAAGCCACTGTCAATAAATGTTTGTCTGTAGGCTGGTGAGGTAGATATGTTTCCTCTATAGTCACGAATTGTAGTACAGATATTGAGGTCACGATCTCTGTGTGCGTCCCACCACCAGTCTACGGAGCGTGGCAGATATAGGTCGGACTCTAGCTTAATAGTCTCCTGATATGGCGATAGGTTGTATACTTGATAGTCGTCAGCTAGGCGCCATGGTTCTTTAGATACTGAAGTAGTCTTGATAATGTGGTCATAGCGACTATCAGTGATATCGTGGTCAGTAATTAGGGATACCAGAGCATGTGGCATAGTACGGTGTATGCTGTCAGTTAGGGTGTTGGCGCATGTTATGTATTGTTGGTCGCCAGTGGCAACAATAACGAATCCTCTGCTCATTTGTTTCGCTCCTCGTCCGTAGCAATCATATTCATAAACTCAGGCTTGCCCAGCATATGAAAGTCATGGTCAACTATCTCAATATAGGCTGGACGGAGGCGCCCACGAATATCTACATCATGGGTCAGCTTGAATCTGTTATAGTCTAGCATTTCTACGGTACCACTAGAGTCTAGGTGCTGTAATTGTCCAGGGATTTGGTCTTCTGGTAGCTCTAACTGGCCATTGACTGTACGCATGGCAATAGTTAGGGCATAGTCGTTTCTGAACGTATTAGATAGGAACTTGTACAATTCGCCATAGTAGTCATAGTTCTCTTGTATGGTAGTCATCATCTTGAAGATATCCTGGGCACGTTGCGACTTGCGGAAGCGTAGGACGGTTGCCCAGTATGTGCCTTGGAATACATCTGAGATTAGTTCGTTAGGCTCATGGGCAAAGATATACTTGGCTGAAGTATAGCATACAAAGTCACTGGGCAGATCAAATGTCTTTAGTAGTTCCGGGCTGTTTACTATATAGTCAGTATCTAGGACCAAGGTTTCGTCGTATGGAGTTAAGTCGTATACTAGGTGGCGAGACTTATTGAACCATGACATTTTGTGCATCTTATTAGTACGATCAGGGTCAATTATAATCGTGTGGTCGAACTGATATGAGCCAGTAATGGATGGTCGGGTCGCAGTAGTATCTAAGGTATTCTTGTCTGTGATAATAGTAACAGGCAGACCTAGGAAGTGGTTGATACGCTTGGCAGCCCAGCATGCCATGCGATAGTAGTCATTGTTGTTATTGTGGGCAATTAGGATAGCACCTCTAGTCATATTATCGCTTAGTAGATAAGGCTTGTAGCTCGGCGTTCCACTCTAGCATAACTGTGGTATATACTTCTTCTGCAGCGTATAGGAGGTCTTTTACTCGCACTGAGATAGGGTTGCTATAGTCGTCTAGGAGGACTGCTTTATCAGTAGGCGTGGTGCGTAGATAGGCTAGTAATTCGGTGGTCACTGTAAACTTGCCACCATTGTGTAAGGTCGTTAATCGTGGTAGATACTTCTCTTTAAGGTATACTTTGGATTCCTGGAAGTGGAAGCGTTCTTTGATGTTGTCAACTAATATGCGAGTAGTTTGAATATCTGACATTGTTTTCTCCTAGATAGGATATTTACAATGATTTGCTGTGCTCTAGATATTTTATTGGGCGGATACTACTTGAGTAACTGAGGGATTTGCCCAGTTCGAGGTATTCTGTAGATAGGTAGTGGCGGGTTGTTTTACTACTAGGCTAATCTTTGTGCCAGCATTAACAGTAGCGTTATTAGGAACTTCGTCTAGGACGATGGTAAATATAAATCTGCCTGCTTTATTATACTTGACGCTAAGCACTAAGGTTGTGCCTGTAGAGTAGCCTTGACCAGCGCCATAGTTCTTGTATTTGATTTCGCCATACTGGGTAAATAGGGTTAGGTCAGTATCTGCTGTGTATGAGCCGCTAGCGAGATGGTTGAACCCATAAGAGGTACTAGCGATACTACTACGTGGAGCTATGCCAGCGCCGCCTACTTTAGTGAACCCAGTATAAGCAATATTGCCAATAGCGGTAGTATCACTAGAGATAACCAAGGTGCCGGCATCACTGGCAATATCAGCAATTAGGTTGTTAATAGTATTATTAACTGTGCCAGCGTGGGCGGCAGAGAACTTGAATTGTCCACCACTGTTAAAGAAGTATCTGGCCTTATCGTGATTAGCAAATGTAACTGTAAATGTCACAGTTAGCTTGTCCCGCCATGATTGTGAGGATGTTGCTGTGTAGGCTATGTCTGAACCTTGGGTGGCTGCACGTAGTCTATAGTCTGTGATTAGCTTTAGGTTATTAGCTATAGCGGTGGTAGCTGAATCAGAGATAGTACGAATACGCTTAGCGTTGCCAGGGTTAGCGTTCTCATCTGAGAATGTCATGGGTTGTAGATAATCTTGCATGCCCTGGTGGGTGGCTGCTTGACTAATATACTTGATTAACTGTGCCCAGTGAGTGAACTTGATAGGGTCATTGATAGCTACTAGTGGGAAACTTTGATAGACAGGGTAACCGGCGCCTTCGTTTAGCTGAGTAGTAAGACCATAGCCATAGCTGCCATCACCAGTACTCCAGATTCTATTTAAGTTATACTGGTTATTGGTAATGTAGCCATTGATATCTGGCGCTATGATCTTGTTTGAGGCGGAGTAGGTCATATGTTCTTATTCTTATGATGATAGCGAAGTATCCGCAGTGATGGTAGGCGTGATCCAGTTGTCTAGTACGCCATAGTTATTAGCTGGTTGTCTGAGTGTTAGGGTAGAGTAGGTGCCTGCTTGAACGGCTAGGTTGTTAGGCACCTCATCTACTGTAACTGTAATAGTCATAGTGCCTGCTTTATCGTAGGAGGCATCTACTGAGTAATTGGTAGCGGCGCCACTGTAGCCACCACCTGCGCCGTATCTTCTGCCACCAGGGTTAGTTGTATAGCCCATGTCACTGTATTGAGTATGTAGTCTAACTGTGGTATTAGCTGTATAAGAACTGCCATAGAAGTAATAGAAGCCATAGTTAGCATCTGCTAGGACGCTTCTAGGCGCAGTGCCGGTGCCACCAACTTTAACTAAGCCTGTGTAATTGATGCCAGAGATTCTAACTACGCCAGAGTTAGGTGAGGTAGAGGTAGGACTAGAGATAATTAAGGTGCCAGCATCGCCACACAAATCAGCAATTAGGTTGTTGATAGTGTTGGCAATAGTAGCGCCATGGCCACTGTTGATAGCGATTTGACCACCGTTGTTGAAAAAGTATCTGGCGGCATCTGCTGAGCCAAAGTTGACTGTAAACTTAGCTACAAACTTGTCTGACCATGTGGTCGATAGACTAGCCGTACTAGTAATGTTGTATGGAGATTGGAAGGCTGCGTTTAGTCTGTTAGTGTATAAGGTTTGAATGTTAGTATCAATCTTAGCAGGTACAGAAGCAAAGTCTGCAGCACCTACTTTATAGTCTTCTTGTGGTACTTCACCAGCTGACTTAGTGTTGTCTAGACCGAATCTAAGTGTTGATAGTGGGTGTGGTAAGGTAGTGCCTTGATGCAGTGCGATAACAGGGATTTGAGATGGAACAAACGCCCAGTGTACTTTACGAATCTTATCGCCAGGTGCGACTGTAGGAAAGTTAGCGTAGGCAGCTTCACCGTCGGCTAGAATCATCTTTAGGCCATAGCCATAGTCGTCAGCTCCAGCGCCCCATAGCTTGTCTAGGTTGTAGGAGTTAGTACTACCATAACTATTGATATCACCAACGGAGATTGATTTGCCTACTTCGTATGCCATTTTCCGTTCGCTTCTTATATGTTAGGTACTGAAACTGTAGGTGTGCCCCAAGAGTTAGTAAGGTTTGTAGTTTCTGGTGGGTTAACAGTACAAGTACAGGTTGTGCCTGCGTTTACTTTATTGCCACCAATGTCTGAACTTACGTCAACACGGGCAGTAAGGGTAATAGTACCACTGCCGTTATAAGCTGCAGTTACGTAAATTCTAGAGTTAGTAGTATAGTTAGTTGTGTGCGCGGCAGCTCCGTTAACGCCACCAGCACCACCGCCCAGATAGGTTACGTCTGACGCTTGTGTATGAACTGTTTGGGCGCCACTTGTTAAACTGTAGAAGCCTAAGCCTGTGTTAGTACTAGTGCCGGATGGTGTCGAGCCGCCAATTTGAGTTATGCCCGTGTATGTTGTGCCAGCAATAGTACAGCCGCCAGATGATAGCACGATTGTGCCAAGGTCACTACATAAGTCACTTACCAGAGTGTTAATGGTACTTGCTTGGGTAGAGTGCCCCATTGATAGTCTGATTTGACCACCGCAGTTAAAGAAGTAGCGTGCCGCGTTATTGCTAGAGAATGATACTGTTGCTGTAAACGTAATCTCGGTGCCCCAAGCGGAGCCTCTAGAGCCGGTAGAACTAGTAGAACTGCCCTGTGAGGAGGCATTCATTCTGTTATTTTCTAAGGAGGTTAGGTTAGCACTTAGGTTAGTTAGGAACTGGATCAATCCGCCAACTGCTGGCGCTGGTGTTAGGGATACTGTAGTACCTTGGTGGGCACCGGCAGTTACCATTGACGCTACTAAGGTTTGCCATGGGTTGACGTTAACAGTGTTATTAACAACAGCTACGTTTGCCGCAGATAGCTGGTTAGTGGTTGTGTTTTGACCATAGCCAAAGTTACCAGTGCCGGTTGTGTCGCCCCAGATTCTGT